AAACAAACGAAATGAGTATGAGAAAGAAACGGTCAGATAGAAATCACATTATATACGAACTTTATAATAACGAAAACCACAAACGTTATATAGGAGTTACAGCATGTATTGGAAGGGCATTTAATTATAGTGCCCTTCGCCGTTTTCAAAAGCATGTTAGTAGAGCAAAATGTGAAAATAAAGATTGGGCATTGTATAAGGATATTAATAAATTCGGTGCTGATGTTTATGATGTGTACGTTGTAGAAGTAGTAAGGGGTAAGAGAGAAGCACATAGAATAGAAACGGAATTGTTAAGGACCGGTGAATATAAATTAAATTCAACAAAAGTAAAAAAATAATTATGAGCAACAAAAACAAACCTTATAAGATAGTAGAGCACTTTGATGTAGAACATATAACTGACTTTCTTATTAGCCAGGTAGAAGATGGTGAAATGACAGTAGAGCAAGCCATCAAACACGCAGCATTAGAAGGTGCAGCAAATGAATGGTTTGATACTCGTTTTAATATGAATGACCTGATGGGTATGGAATACGATACCGAATTGAATAGAGTAGAATGGGATATGCAACAAGATTATCAAAAACAATAAACAATAATAACAATGAGTAACGAACAACACACACCAGCTGAATTAGTAGCAATGCATATGTTTGGTATCATTCACGCTATTATGGCATCACCGAGAACGCCATTACATACAAAGAAAGCAACAATGGATACTTTACAGCATGTATTCAATGAACCTAAAGGACCTTTTCAACAGGATGATGATATGAATGAGATGGGTGCGGCATTTGTACAGGCATTGAATAAGTTAGTACCGCAAATGAAAGGTGAAGCAATGCTACAAAACATATTCTCAACTGAAAACCAACACAACTAATATGTGGGTAGATATAGAAATACTCGCGGATAGATGGGAAGATGAACAAAATTTTTTTTATCAACAAAATTTATACAATATGAAAAAGAATACTAAAGTAACTAAGACAATGAAAGCAAAGAAAGTAACAACTAAGAAAGTAGTAGCAAAGAAAACAAAGGCGGTAGCAAAAAAGAAAACAGCAAGAGTGACACTAAAAGATAAATACACTAACCAATATAAGATAGTGAAACAATACAGCGAGAACTTGATGCAAGATGTATTCAATGTAGTATATAGAACAAAGACACTAAAAAGATTTATTAACGAAAGGTTAGCAAGTAACTATATCAATCAAGAAGTACTTATTAAGTTAGCTAATCATAGTATAGACACTGCAAAGAAAAGCAGAACATTAGCAAAAGAATTACAAACTGAATTTGCATAACGGATTATTTCTCTCAGTCTCTTGAATTTTACCGGGGTGTTTCTACACTCCGGTTTTTTTATGCCCTGCCAAACCTATGCCTGGCCTGTGTTGTAGTGTAGGTGGAGCTTCTCCATTTCCCGTAAGTCGACATATTAAAAAAAATTTATATATGGACCATGTACGCATATATTGTGGGGTAAAAATTTTTGACTATAGGAAATTAATATACTTATTGGTAGTACCAAATATTTAATTGTGTTACAATTATAAAAATAAATTTACTTAATATAAATGACAGTTTCAATTTTTCAACTTAACAAAGAAACATATTGTTGGACATTAAATGAATTAGAAGAATTACAAAGTAAAGATTCTAATGTATTTAAGTTTGAACCACCTGTAAACGGACCTTATACATTTTCTTTACATAATGCTGATATAACGGTATATCCAAATAAAGTTTGGAAAATACAAGAAAGTGGGTTTGATATAGATACGTTAAGTGACATAAACGTTTTAGTATTATATGGGGTAGTAAGAAACGAACCATTGGATGTATTACTAAACGAATTCAGAAAACATTCAGATAAGAAATTTATATTAATAGGTAAACATACGGAAGATTATTGGATTTCTAATTCATTAATGCAAAATACCGAAGTATTAGATACTATCGGAACTTTTGATAATGTAAGAGTGATTTGGGACATTGACCTTCCATTTAAGAATTTTATTTTCAATCCTAAAGTCCTTTTCCACAACTATCACAACCAGCCCACATTTCAATCCGGTGCCATATTTGAGTATGGATATGATATATTTAAAAGATTTGATAAAAGGTATAGAGTAGGTTTTCATATTAATAAAAGGACGACAAAGGTTAGAAAGTTTTTATACAAATACTTAGGTGAACTAAAACATCCACAATTGTTTTTCACATCTACGGACACGTTTAAATCTAATATATTCGATACGGCTATTACTCCACTTTTAGATTCGGGTAACATAACGGAGAATTGGTATTTAAAACAATTTATTGAAATGACATTGTATTCTAAAATGGAGATAGTGTATGAGACATCAACCCACAACGTTTCTTTCCCTCACCTTATTAAATGGAATGAGAAAACGATTAAGTTATTGTTTTTAGGAAAGCCTTTTATTCATTCGGATATGATTTCACATTCTCTATTAAAGGTTTTCGGTATTCAACCCTACGAATCACTCTATACACCTCAGCTATTAGATTTTTATAATTCTTTTTCACATAAAGAGAATTTACAGACAGAAGATATTCAAAGATTTTCAGATGAGAACTATACTCATTGGTTATCCTTACTACAACAAAACATAGATTGGTTGTTGGGTATGGATGAGAATGAGTTTAATTCTCGTATAGAAATTGCTAATGATATAGCTGAAAAGAATCGTTTACATATACATAATCTTATATACAATACTTCTCTACTTCCTTTAATTATATCCGACAATATTTGGCAATCTTAAATCTTTTTTGTATATTGTAGTTATTAAACTATACTATTATGAATTTAAAAGATTTTGTAAAGCCTACCATTCTTACCGCACAACAATATGGAACTAAAGTAACCGTTGAAATAGACCATAGTGATACAAGCATTGATGAATTATTTGATGCCTTTCAAACATTAATTGTTGGATTGGGATATCATATGGATACATGGAATAATCAAATAAAATCTATGGCGGAAGAATTGATAGAAGAAGAAAATGAAAATTTAAAGAAACAATTAAACAATTGGAAATACGAAGATAGAGAAGAATTAGAAAACGATTTTTTTGGTGAATGGACAGAAGGACCTGAGGTAGAAGAACCAAAACCACATTACGATTGGGATGAGACAATTGCATCAAAGAGAATGGATATTATAGGACAAAATGGTAATGAAGGATTACATTACGATAGTGATGGTTTTGAAGATTATCAATTCGATGGTGAAGATTATGATGGTCAATTCGATGAGTGGGATAACGAAACACCAATAGAAGAAGATTGTGAAGATTGTAAACCAAATAAAGTCCTAATAGATGCTAAAAAACAATACGATGCACAAATAAAAGAGGATAAAAAAATAAAAACTAAAAAAAATACTAAAAAAACTAAGAAAACTTCACCGAAAACAAAGGCGAAGTAATATATATGGGTAAAATGAAGGCTATAAATCAACTTTTCTCTAAATTTTTCGCACCACAACGTACATTTATTACCGAATATAGTGATGAGTTTACGGATATGTTCTTATACGCGGAATCTTTTCGACCAATTACATATGAAGTAAAAGAGAATAAGAAGATAAAAGCTAAGAAAAAGAAAGTGGTTTCAAAAAAATCGTAACAACGACAACGAACCCCCCTCATTCCGCCCCTCCCCCCTTAAATAAGTTATGGAACAAATATTAGGACAGTATAAAGAGTTTCTTATTATAGAAAGAAGTGAATTGGAAAAGATTGAAACTGCCGCGAAAAATAAATTAGAAATTAATAAAGAAAGACCATTAAGTGAAAGTAGTATAGAAGCACGTTCAGTATTGCAAATAATACAATGGTTGAAGGATAATAATATATACGGAAAAGATTTTCAAATTAAAAAATAAATAAAATGAGCGAACAATTAGAAAACGTAGTAGAACAACCAACAGAAATTAAAATTGATTGGTATGAATTTGATTTTAGTAAAGTAAATACAATCGAAGATATTAAATTAATTCTTCAGGCTATGGGAATGAAATTTAATCAATTGGCACCAAACTTTGAAGAGTTAGTTAAGTACGGAAAAAAAGTAGATTAATCTTAAACCATAATATTTATTCCTAAAAGGAGTAACATTATGGCAAAGGCAAAATCGTCAGCAAAAGACAGCCAAAAGGTTTCGTTTGGCAAAAGAAAAAAAGGTAAGGCACAAAAATCTTACAACAAACACGACAGAACCGAAAAGAACTATCGTGGTCAAGGCAGATTATAAAAATGTTTAGTAGAGAAGTAACAAACGATTATGGTTCTTATTCATCAAAAGATTCAACAACTATTCTATTAAAAGGAGTATTTGATAAGAATTTTATTGAATTAAAAACAATTAATCCAACCGAAGAATCATATAAAGTTTTTACCGCCCCATCTGAATCTATTAATTTCGCAATTAAATTAGGTACATCTACTTATATTCCTAAACATATTTTCGATAAGTTAAAAACTGCATACGAGGAGAATAATCCATACTATACTGTAAACGATTTAATTACAATAGAAATGGATTTATCCAAAACACTTTCGTACATTGAAAGTAAATATGGTTCTAATATTGAAACTTCGACAGTAACTTATACAGGAGTAGCGGTAGATGTAACCTCTTCTAATTTAGAAATTACAGCATCAATTATTCAGGTTAACGCAAACATTACACAAGGTTCAGATACAAGATTTGGTTTAGCTGGTGTAACTGATATTGAATATCAATTTTATAAAAATAATAGAAGTGATATATTAAATGATGATAATATTATAAAACATATACTTTACGTTTTTGAAGAAACCAATGAACCTTCAATGGGTTATTATAAAAATTTAAAATATCAATTAGATAACGGAAGTGTGATTTTACCAAATCTACCAGCATCAACAGATGTTGTAAAGCCGGTAATACAAAAGGTAACAAACTTAGATGATTATCTAAGAGATGTACAAAGATAATATTTATTAATGATATGGATATTAATAAGTTATTAAAAATTACAGATATGTACGCTAAAACAGATTGGAAAAATTATTTCGATGATACAGCATCACCGGCAGTTAAACAATACATATCCCAAAATGGAGATAAGTTATACCCATGGATTTTAGATATCCTTACTCAAGCAATTAAAGATAATTTAGAAGAGGTTGCTATCATTAAGTTTACCGATAGTAAAGTATTTGCAACTATCCCAAAGAGTGAATATAAAGATCTTTTAAATAGAATGTTACAATATTTTGTAGATAAAGAGGATTATGAACAATGTATTCCAATTAGAGATGCTATTTTAGCAATTGATAATCCACCTTTACCAAAACCAAAAAGAAAATATACAAAAAGAAAACCAAAAGTGATTTAAATTAATATAAAATGGTTTCATATATAAAAAACATAGTTTCGGTAGATGAATGTAAAATATTATTAGATAAATTTTACGAAGAAAAAAAAAGAAATAGATACAATATTGATTTAGATATTCCAATTGTAGATAGTGGTGCAAATTCTTATGGATTTGGATTAGTTAAATTTTTTGATGAATATGTAGAAAAATTAAAACCTGTTGTTAAAAATATAATAAACGATAAAGAAATACGAATTGAAAATTTTAATGCATATATTAGAGAATATAGAAATGGTTCTCATTTAGAAAAACATAAAGATAAAGATTCAATAAACATAACCATTTCAGTATGCTTACAAAAAACAAATAAGGAATGGCCTTTATATTTTTTAATTGATGGTAACCAAATTGGATATGATATAAAAGTTGGTGATGCGTTGGTTATTATTGATTCTAATAAATTTGAACATTGGAGAGATACATTGGTTTGTGGTGAAAATGAAAGTGTTGTTCAACTTTATTTAATGTATAAAAAAGATAAATTAAAAAATAAAAAAACGTTATTTTAATGAGTGTTACTAAATTTAATTCATTTTTTTCGGATGAAACATATACTAAACTAATTGATTATATTAAAAAAATCAAAACGGACAAAAATAGTAATTTATATACAAGCACTGCATTTTGGGATGAATATTTAATTAATAGTAGTACACCGGTTGTAATATATGATTTTTCAGATAAAGATAGTGAAATATTTAATCTACTTAAAAAAGAAATAGAATTACAAATACCATTTTTTGTAACGGGTTTAAAAATACATTTTTGGCCTAAATTAAGTTATATTACATGGCACAATGATGGTTTATATAAAGGAGCACTTACAGTTTATTTAAATGAAAAATGGGAAAGTGATTGGGGTGGGTATTTTATGTATGAAGAAGATGATGAAATAAAGGCAATAAAACCAGATAAAAACACAGGCGTATTTTTAACAGGTGGAACAAAACATTGTGTTACCACTATAAATTTAAATGCTGATATAAGAATTTCATTACAATGTTTTTTAACCAAAGAAAAAAAGGTATTTTAAATGGAATTACAACTTTCAGAAAAATATAAAATTAATATCATTAAAGATATTGAATATAATAAAGAACAACTTATTAAAGAAATTAAATTTAATGTCGATGTAAGTAAACGGACATTTGAAAAAGGCACAGAAAAGGAACCAGGTATACAATCTGATATATTAATACAAACCGAATCTTTATCAAAATTAAAAAATATTATTTGGGAAAAATTTTGTGAAATATATGGTTATGAATTTAATACCCCTTATCATTTAAAATATTGGTGTTATATTAGTGATGAAAAAAATAAACATTCGGGATATCATATTCATACTTTAAATGATGAACTTTATTTAGAAAACCAATATACTTGGGTTTTTTACATTCAACTACCTACAAATTTAGGTGAAGGTGAAAATTCGGGTAGAATTTTATTTAGAACAGATGATACTCAAATAGAACATAAAATAAAACCAATGGAAGGTTCCTTAATATTTTTTTCGGCTGATTTGCCACATAGACCTGAAATAAATTTAGGTTCAGATAAAGAAAGAATAGTATTAGCAGGAAACTATTGTATATTAGATTTAGAAAAAAGTTATAAAAAAAGAACAAAAACAATTTTATAAATAATTAAAGATATTTATATTTATAGAGGTAAACAAAACAAATTATGAGAACAATACTTTTAGGTACAGATTTTATGTATAATAAAGCCGGTCAATTAGTACCGGTTGAAATAAATACCGCATTAGGAATAGATGGTGATATTACATTAGAAAATAAAAACGATATATTTGATTTAGCAGAACTTATCGCATTTATTCAATCCAACTCTTTTACCAAAGTTCATTACATTGGTAATTTAAATAAAGAATTTGGTGTCGTATTAGAGGCCGAATTAAATAACATAGGTGTTGCATATGAAAATCATAAAGTAGGTGAAGATTCAATTACAGTTCCATATGTAGAAGATTCTGCAGATGTTCTTATTATTAGAAGTGCATATGATACAACTGCAATTGTTGATGAAGAATATTGTAAAAATAAAGTAGGATTTCTTAATCTAATTAAAGATACAGAGTTTGGTTCACAATTTGCATATATGGATGAAACTAATGCTATTGTAAATCATATTACATCTATACCTGATAATGGTAACAATCCAAACTTTATATTAAAAGCGGTTTTACCTTTCTACGATATAAATGTATATCCAAAATTATTTAAGGTATCTTCACAAGACGAATTAAATAGTGTAATAGCAAATTTTGTAAATAAAGATTATTTTTTAATGGAATATCATTTTAATGAAAGCAATCTTTATCAAAACCATATTCAGGTAATTAGAAGTATAAATTTATTATATCCCCCATCATTAGAATCAATTAAGGTAGGTGCATATACTAAATTTACACAAATGGAAGTTCCAGTAATTCCTGTATACGATAATAGTACATTTGAAATAAGTTCAGATAATAAATGGTCATATATTGTTTCTAAAAATCAAATCGGTGGCCTACCAAAATTAGAAGATGATGATTTAGTGGAATTGGCAGATGGAACATTTAAAACTGCATTAGAATTAGAAGTTGGTGATGTTTTAAAAACAATTGATATTGATACAAATGGACAAATTACAAATCCAATTGATGAGCAAGAAAATTTCAATATTAACTTTGAACAATTGGTAAGTGGTTCTACTTATTCAACAAATGAAGTATTGGGAAAAGTGAAAGTATCTACATTTACAAGTAGATTTAATTTAACATTTACAGATGGTTCGGATTGGAATGATACTGGTATTTCAAGTTATTTAAGTTTAAAAGATAATAATGTTAAATTTATTTATTTACATGAAATGGTAGTTGGTGATAAAATTATAATGGTAGACACTACAAATGGTGAACTACAATATGAATTAAAAGAAATTGCAAGTATATCTACTAGTAAAGAATTTTTTAATGGTTGGTATATAACAGTTTCCAGAACACACTATTTCTTAACAAAAACAGGTTCGGATTCAAATACATCATATGCAACTATTGAACACAATATTGCTTGTTATTCAAAACAATGTCCTCCGTATCAACCTGGATATGTAAATGGATGTTGCCCGATGGCACAATGTTGTAAAAATTCACCAGTAAATATTTGCCAATATTATTGTGTATAACCTATAAAAAATAAAAAAATGACAGCAGCAGAAAAAGATACAATGAATACTATACTTACGCAAATTGGTGGATTAATTATCACAGCAAATTCGTAATAATTAGTGTTAAATAAATAAGTTATGGGTATAGATATTAAGGAAATAATTTTGTCCTGGTATGATTCATTTACAGATGATGAAAAGAAACGACCTGGACAATTAGAATTAGCACAAAAAAGATATGAAATTTGTTTAGGTTGTGAACATTTTAGACCTAATAGATTTTTTAAAAATGATTCATATTGTAATGATTGTAACTGTCCTTTAAACAAAAAAATATATTCACGTAAATATAATGCTTGTCAATTAAATAAATGGCAAGAAATAGATGAAAACGCAACTGATATATTAGATAAACCTAAAGGTTCTAAAACACTTTTATAATGTTTACGTTATTTAAAAAAAATTTTCTTACACAAAAAGAGTGTGAGGAAATTATTTTATTTGGAAATTCATTAGAACTTCAACAATCGGAAACGTATAGTAAAAATGGGTCAATACAAAACAATACAATAAATAAAAGACATTTAACTTTTATACCACCAAATAATTTCCCAAATTTAGAAAACAAAATTTTAGATTTTATAAACGGTCTAAATGTGTATAAAAATTCTATTTACACAAAAATAGATTATTTTGCATTTAACAAATATATAAAGACGGATTTTTTAAAATATCATTCAGATAGTCATGCAATAAAGAACTTGGGTGCAACACTAACATTCATATTTCAATTAAATGATGATTATGTAGATGGTGATATTGTATATAAAATAGATGGTATAGAACATACAATAGAAAAAAGTATAGGCAGTGTTTTTATATTTGATTCTAATATAGAACACCAAATAAACGAAATAACAGACGGTATAAGATATTCATTAAATTGTTGGCCTTTTTTGAAAATTCAAAAAAAATCCTTATATTAGTATATGGCATTATTGATAAACAATGACTTGATTTGGATTTCCGTACCAAGATGTGCAAGTACTACTATCGAGTATGATTTATTAAATTCTGAATTAGAAATAAAAAAAGCAAGTTTGTTATTAGAAAATGAAGATAAACATTTTCATATACGAAAATCACATCTATACAATGAATTTGGAATTAAAGAAACGATTTGTATTACAAGAAATTGGTTTGATAGATGGATGAGTGCTTTACAATATTTTTTTGATGGTACACAATATAATCATAATTTAGAAACTATTATAGAATATAAGGATATTGATAATAATTTTATATATAAACATTTTGATTATCAATTTTCAAATAAATTAATTGCAGGATTTGTTACAAAAGAAAAATGGAAAAATTGGGAAACAATTTATAAAGAATTAGTAAAAACAGATAATTTAGAATTTGTAGGTCATATTTCAATGTTTTTACCTGAAAACTATTGGAAAGATGGGGAACGTTGTACATATGAATTTGATTTAAAAAATATAAACTCTTTTTATAATTTTTTAGAAACAAAATATGGTAAAAAAATAAAACAATCGTTAGATAAAAAAAATAAAAACAGACCAGAAAATAACAAAATAATTATAGATGATACATTAAAAAATTTTATTTGGGAACGGTTTGAAAAACCATTTATAAAAAATAAATTATTATAATGAATAACGATATATTAAAACAATTTGTATGCATCACTCCATTTGTTTATATGGAAGCACATAGGCACGCTGTATATAGCTGTTGCCCGTCTTGGCTTCCAGTTAAACTTTCATCTTTAGAAGATATAGAAAACGCATGGAATACGGAAGAGTATAAAAAAATAAAAGAATCAATTTTAGATGGTTCATACTCATATTGTTCAAAAACAAAATGTCCTTATTTATCCGAATTATTAACAACGGGAAAAAAACATTCTTGTTTTATAAATAAATCGGATTTCAAAGAAGAAGATTATAAAACTCCAGTCAACATAAATCTTGCATTTGATAGAAGTTGTAATCTATCATGCCCATCCTGCAGAACAGAAAACATAATGGCAAATGAAGATGATATCATTTTTATAGATGATATGATAGATAAAATCACCGAAAAATTTGGAAAAGATATTGCATTATTGTACTTATCAGGCACAGCCGACCCATTTGCCTCTAAATCTATAAGAAAATTACTTTTAAATTTTGATAAAACAAAATTTAAAAATTTAAAAAATATACACATACACACTAATGGATTATTATTAACAGAAAAACTTTGGAACGATTTATCACACATACACAACTTAATAAAAACAATAGAAATTAGTATAGATGCAGCCAATGAAGAAACTTATAAATTAATAAGACGTGGTGGAAATTGGAATACCTTAATAAAAAATTTAGAGTTTATATCTAAAATAAAAATAGGAAATAAAAAAGTATCATTTGTTGTTCAAGATACAAACTATACACAAATGGAAGATTTTTATAATTTAATGATGAAGATATTTAATAATAAGGTTGATGTATTTTTTAATAAAATAACTAATTGGGGAACATATAGTGATAGTCAATTTATGATAAAACAAATTTGGGATGAGAATCATCCTGAATTTAATTTATTTTTAAAAGAATTAAAAAAAATTAATTTAAAATTTAAAGCAATTCATAATATGAATGATATTGTCGAAAAATACTTTATAGAAACAAAGAATAAACTTTTATGATAAAAATAGTCGATAACATATTAAATAATGAAGAGCTGAAAATATTACAAAACGAATGCAACAATTTTGTAATAACAGATAAACCTAATTTTAATAACTTCTATAATAGAATAGAAATTAATCAAAAATTAATTCCAGAATTTATTAAAAGTGTAAATACAATATTACTAAATGAATTGGGTGATGAATATATATTAATTCCATCAAAATCAACATGGATAAACTATATTAATACTACTACTAATAAAAATGATAACTTTCATAAAGATATAGCAGAGGTATCAATTGTAATATATCTAAATGATAATTTTGATGGTGGTGAATTGGAATATATTGATAAAAATGGAATACAAAAAAAATATTTACCAAAAATAAATTCAGCAGTAATTATGACTGATAATGTATGGCATAGAGTATTACCAGTAACAAATGGTAACAGATTTAGTTTTGTATGTTTTTTTGAAAATAAAAATACTAAATTACAAAAAACATTATTGTAATATATGATATACAACATTTACGATATAAAAGAAAATGATATTGAAGAAATAAAAAAAGTGTATAAAATAGGAAATGAAAATTCAGGTGATGATTTAGAAAACAAATTCAACAAACGAGTCGATAAAACTTATTATAATTCTTTTTTATTTGATTATTCAGAAAATTTTTGGTGTGATTTACATAATAAACAATTGATGGACATTGTTAAAAAATATGTAAAGTACGATATAAAACAAGAATATATAGCAGATGTACATTATGTAAATTATGGAATTGGTCAGGGTGCACATGAACATACCGATACTCATTCATCAATAAGGACATGTGTAATGATACTAAGTAATGGATTTGAAGGGGGGAACTTTTATTTAGATGGAAAACACATTGAATTAAAATTTGGTAATATGATAGAATTTGATGCAGATTTAACGCATAGTGTTACGCCTGTTGAAAGTGGGAATAGAGAGGTTTTAGTTATTTTTATCAAAAAAAGTATTAAAAATATTAACAGTCTATTATAATGGTTTCTAATAAACACAAATTAATATTACTAACACCACCAAAAACAGCATCAAATTCTATTATAAGAAGTTTGGAAGAAATTGGTGTTGTATTTAATACTCCATTAAAAAATGTAAAACACCCAATAACACATTTAACGTTAGATGAAATAATTGATTTATATAATATACAAAATATAGATGAATATAAAGTAATACAATTTGTTAGAAATCCATTTGATAGATTTATTTCAGCTTATATACATCAAATAGAAATAATGGGAAGGGAAGATATATCACTAGAACAAATGATAGAAAAGGTAGAAACATATAAAAATATATCCAAAACAAATATGGATAACTTTTATGAAAAATTTTATGGTGGATTAACTTATAAACAAATAAAATTTCACAATAAAAATTGGGGTGGTTTGCGATTTTGGTGGGAGCAGAATTGGTGGAATGAATCAAAAAAAGAAATAAAAATTTTTAAATTTGAAGAAATAACAAAAGATATAAAACCATTATCGGAATATATAAACATAGAGTTAGTTGAGCTAAAAAATATAAGACCAAATATGGGTGAAAAGAATATAGTAAATTACGAATCCTTTAAAAATCAGTTTGGTAAAAAAATATATGATATGTATATAAACGATTTTAAACTATATGAATATGAACTTTAAATATTATGGTAAAATAGATGTTTCTAAAATAAAGAAAAAGCTTTCTAAATTAGATTGGGAGTCATGGAAATACAGACAAAAAATGTCAGAAGGAGTTCATATACACACAAAATCAGTACCTATTATTTTTGATGAAGAAAGAAAAAAGGCTATATACAGAGAAGAATATGAATTATTTAAAGATGATTTAGAAATAATATCTGAAATTTTTAAAAAACAAATTGGTGATGGTTATTTATTCAATGCATTATTAATAAATTTACCAGCAGGCAAAGCAATTAAAACACATACCGATGTTCATGAAAGTTTTGAAATATCACACAGAATACACATTCCTATTATTACAAACGATAAATGTTTTTTTAGTGTGGATATAGAAACTAAAAATTTAAAAGAAGGTGAATTATGGGAAATCAATAATACGGAAAAAGTACATGGTGTAATTAATGATGGAGATGAAGATAGAATACATTTATTGGTAGATTGGATATCAGTCAAAAAAGAAAAAAGTTTGTTATAATGGAGCAAATTTACTTTGACACGGAAACATATATTTGGAAAACAAAATTAAATCTATTAGATAGTAAAAAATTAATTATAGATTCAATTAAAAAGATTGATTCAAAAAATAAATTTGATTCTATTTCAATTCCAAAAAAAGATATTCTATTAAATAAAATTTGCAATTTGGGAATTGATATGTGCAAAGCATTGTACGAATCAACTATAAAAATCCCATTTAATACAATACAAACAGAAGAGTGGATTAATATTGTGAGTGCTAAAAATCCTGTTCAATTAAATTTTCATAATGGGATTTTTATGGACAAATATCATTCACATACGGAAATAAATGAAAAAAACAAAAGTTTTATTCCAACTTACACTTATGTTTATTATATTCAAATGCCAGATATTATGAATGAAAATGATGGTGTATTATTTATAAAGGGTAAGAATAAAAAAGAATATTGGGTAAGGCCAGAAGAAGATGATTTAATTATAATGCAGGCTGATTTATTACATGCACCAATGCCGGCTCCAAATGCTAATTTAGATAGAATAGTAATAGCAGGAAATGTAGGATTTGAATTTTCAAAAAAAGAAAATAGTTTATTATGATTGATTTAATAAAAGTATATGGTTTCTTATCGGATAAAGATATTGATTACTTAAATAATTTATGTAATAATTTTGTTGCAGATTTTATTCAAATATACAATACACAAACAATTAAAACAGATGAATTATTAGATTTTAAAAATAAAATAAGCAATTATGTTAAACAAACATTTGGTGATAGGTATGAGCTTCAGCCTATGTGGATAAATAAAGTAACTAATAATGACGAAAACGCAGATACATTTCATTACGATAATTCACATTTAACAATAATTACATATTTTAATACAAATTTTGAAGGTGGTAATTTTGAATATATTTCACAAAATAATAATAAAGTAACAATTAATCCAGAAATAAATTTATCACTAATTATGGATGATAAATTATGGCATAGAATAACAAAAGTAAAAAAAGGAAATAGATATTCATTAGTTTCATTTTTTAAATTAACAACTAAAAATGATAAAAAGCAAACAACATTATTATGATTGAAAAATATGAAAATATTTTAAATAAAGATGAATACGATAAACTTAAATACATTTTATCAAATAAAGTAAAGTGGATTTTTGGTGCATCTAGTAGTTTAAACTCATATTCTAAATCTCTTTTTTGGTATGCAGATTTAAATGAATTTGAATTCATAACAAAAGAATTTTTTGGCAAAATCCAACAAATAATTGGTACGGAGTATTCATTAGATAGAGTATATGCAAATGGTCAAACATTAGGACAAGATGGAATGTGGCATCAAGATAATAATAATGAATTGGAACATACATTTTTGTATTATTTTACAAAAAATAATGATGTATCAATAATAGGTGAAACATATTTTAAAATCAATAATGAATTGATATGTAATATACCAATACCAAATAGTGCCGTATTTTTTAATGGAAATATCTGGCATAGAGGTATGGCACCTAGAAAAGAAATGATAGATATGCGAATTACAATAGCATTTAAAGTATTAAAAGAAAAAAAAAATAAAACATTAGTTTAAATGGTAATATTAATATTGGCAGAACCTAGAACCGGTTCATCAAATTTAACAACTTGGTTTTCTATGAATAAAGATTTTACAACTTTATTTTTACCATCAAATATAAATTCAAAATGGTATACAAAAGAATTTCCATACAAATACAAAACAAAACATTTATTAATTAAAGAAGATTTTCATTCAGGACTGGATTTTGAAAACCTATTTAAAATTTCAGAAAAGGTAATATATCTTTATCGAGAAAACGAAGAATTACAAATAGAATCTTGGTTACATGCACAGAAAACAAAAAATTGGCATGGTTTTTGGACAAACAAAGAAAAATATTATGATGAAGAAGGAAAAAATAGTTTTCAAAATTTAAAAAAAGAATTTAAAAAATTTTATGAAAAAAGAAATGGATTTATTATTTCATATGAAGAATTGTATTATAGAAATGGTATAAGCAAATTAATTGAATATGTTGATATACCCGAATTAAAAGAATTAACTTTTCCAATTGGTAAAAAATATAGAATTGAAATAAAAAATGAATTTACATCAAACCATCTTATTTAATAAAGATGAATGTCAAAAAATAATTAATTTAGTTAAAAAAAATAATCAATATTGGGATAGTGGTGATAGAAAATATAAATCGTACACAATCTTAGTAAACAATGATACAAACTGGATTTTTGAAAAATTAAAAAATTTTTTTGAACAAAACACATCTATAAAAATAAAAACATTAAAAAAACAAATTCATTTTCACATATATAGTGAGGGGGATTATTTTGGAGTACACAACGATATAAGAGATAAAAGAATATATTCAGTTGGTGTTTTACTTAATGATGATTTTAATGGTGGCGAATTTAAAATCTATGATAAAACGGAAATTATTTTAAAAAAAGAAATTGGTAATACATATATTTTTGATGTAAAATTAAATCATGAAATCACTAAAATAACAAAAGGAAACAGATATTCATTAATATGGTTTTTGCAACATTTTCATTTAGAAAATAATACTATAAATAAATTAATTTAAATTATGAAAATATTAAATTATTGGAAAAAAGATACATTTGAAATATCATCATATAAATTTCAATTATCAAATAGAATTAATAATACATTTAATTCATCGGGTTCTGATAATTCGGGAAAATGTACTTACACTTATAATGAATTGGGATTTAGAGGTGATAGTATAAAAAAAGAAGGATTTAAAATAATGTCAATTGGATGTTCATTTACAGAAGGTGTTGGTGTTAATGACGATGAAACATGGCCGGCACAAATTTCAAAATTAATAAAAAATGGGGTTAATTTAAATTTTGGAACAGCCGGTAGAAGTAATGATTTTATAAGTAGATGTTTACTTACATATTTTGATGAAGTAAAACCTGATTTAGTATTAATTATGTACACATACCCACACAGGAGAGAATTGTATTCAAAAGAGGGTGGAATAGAACCTTATATACCGGGTATAAAATGGGGATTTATGCAAGAAACGGAGGAGGGGAGATACATACACGAATTAAATACTAGATTACAAAATGAATATAATGATTTTAATAATTGGTATAGAACACACCTTCTTATAACATATTTTTTAAAAGACAAAAATATACCTTTTTTATGGAATGGGTTTAGATTAGATAATAATTTTATTGATGAAAATAGATTTGATGGTGATTATGATAATTTTATAGATTATGGGGCAGACTTAGGGCATCCAGGACCATTGCATAATTCATTGTATTCCAATAAGTTATATAAACACTTAAAAAAACATTATTCATTTTTGGAAATATAATAATTTTTTCGTATCTTTAGATATAAACTATAAACTCTAAAAATATGAGAATTTTATTATTTTTTAGCATCATTTTATTTGGATGTTCTAAAGAAATACAACAACCAAAATATACCGAACCAAAAGTAGAATTTACAATTGATTCCGTACTAAATCAAGTACAAACAAATTCTTTACCGAAAGATAATAATAATTTTTATCATCTTAAAATTGATTCTACACGTACTAATTACAATAATATAGTAGGAAAATTTTTAGTAGATGGAAAATTAAATACAATACCATCGCCCGTTGTAGGTTCAGTTGAATGGAAAAGTTCATATGCTTTTTTAACAACATCTAATAACACAACCGAAATTTGGAAATCTTATTTTAATGAATATTTGGGTAAATGGATGACAGTTAAAATAGGAAATTATGTTCCTAATGGTGTTTATCTATATGATGGTATTAATAAAACATCTGATATAAGTTTTGGTAAAGTAGAGATTACATTTAAAACTGTTCCTGAAATGAGAGGTGATACAATCACATTTGTTGGTAAAGCAAAATATTCCATTGAAACCAAAAAAGATAATTTATTTTCTAAATTTAAAATAGATTCTATACAAAAAGTTGTAAAAATAATTTGTGAATAAAAGAAAATTTTGTATATTTTGTGTATGATAACAATGCCACAAACTCCAATTACGGAGCATTCTTTTAAAAAATGGAATGCAATAAAGATTGAGGAAAATGATGGTGATAGTGAATATTATTACTACATTATTCCAATGCCAAACGATAGTGTTGATGATATATCAGAACGTCCTACCCTTATTTCAATAGCAAATGATGAATGGAAAAATTGTGATTTAGAAGAAGGACATTATTTAGTATCTTTATTTGATTATCAAGATTTACCAATGATAGAAACCGAAGAAGAAGTAGAATTATTATATAAAATCTTAACAAAAGAAAATCTAACAAAATGATTTATAATGAAGATTGTTTAGAAACACTTAATCGTAATTTAGAGTACGATTATATTATTACATCTCCACCTGATTTTGATGAAATAGGTGCAGATACTAAAAACATAACACCATACGTTGATTTCTTAGACCAAAGAATTGCAAAATTTAATCCAAAAGGAAATGTAGTTACTATATTTGTTTCTGATAGAAAAGCGGAAGGAACAGTTATACAAAAACATATACTCATTTGTGATTTAATGAATAATGCAGGTTGGACGTTAAAATCACAAAAATTATGGGTAAAAAAGGAAGATACTATTGATATGTACCGACACGGATATACATTTATTTTAACATTTGATAGAAACGCAACAAAACATCCACTTTTACCTGATGTATTTAGTGAAAAATTTGTACCTGCAACACCAGAGTACACATATAACTTTTCACCTAATATTGTAAAACAATTTATTAACTCATATACTAAAAAAGGACAAATAGTGTTTGACCCTTTTATGGGTAGTGGTACTACGGCAATCGTATGTGTAGAAAACGATAGAAAATATATTGGTAGTGAGATAATTGAGAGTACTTGTAAAATTGCAGAAAACAGAATTAGTAAAATAAAAAACGCAGATAAATTTTTTAAACTATAAACTATGACACAGAAAAAGAAAACAGCAGAAGAATTAAAAGAGAACTATGATAAATTTATTTTGGTTCTAAAGAAGTATTTTAAAGGTGAAAGACTTGAAAAATTACTTCATATGTATTCCGAAGATGAATTAGGAATGAATTTAACAATTTCACCTGCAAGTGGTAGATTGTTGTATCACAATTGTTATGATGGTGGCTATATTGACCACATTTTTAATGTAACAAAAAATTCTTTAAAGGTAAAAGAATTATTTGCTGCACAGGGTGGTACAATTGATTTTACAGATGAAGAATTAATATTTGCAGCATTGCATCATGATTTAGGTAAATTAGGTACTAAAGGTCAAATACACTATGTACCAAATACAAATAAATGGGAAATAGAAAATCGTATGGATTATTATAAACGTAATGATGAAATACCATTTATGACATTGACGGATAGAACGTTTTTTACATTAAACCACTATGGTATTCAATATAACGAAAACGAATATTTTGGTATTAAACTTACTGATGGATTGTATGATGAAGATAATGAAAAATATTTAAAGACGTTTAATGTTAAAAATACCCTTCGTTCATCTATTCAATATATTTTACATTGGGCTGATTTTATGAGTACAATAATTGAAAGACAGGATGAAATAAAAAGACAAGACTCTACTGACAATTTTACATTTAATGTTGGTAAATTCTAACAAATTGTCAGTTTTACCTTAATGGTATGGTTATTGAAATATATTAGGTATTATTAACAAAAAAATTATAGATTATGTTTTATTCAGATTTTGACAAATTCGTTGAAAAATTATTAGTAGCAGACAGTAGACCTTTGTGGGAAACTCATTCAAGAACTTTTGTTCCTTCAAAATTCGCAGTAGATGTAAAAGATGATAAAGCTTACATAGCATTATCAGTATTAGGACACGACCCTAAGAATATTGAAATCAATTGTTACGAAGATAAGATTGAAATAAAGGCTAAAAAAGAAACAAAAGATACAGAAACTCCATTTGAGCAATTAATTGCTAATATTGATGAGAGAATTACTTTAGGTAAGGATTTAGATGGTAGAAATGCAAAAGCAGAAATTAAAAATGGTATTCTTTCTATTGTTGTAGAACGTAAAGAAGAATCAAAGCCAAAAAAACTTACCTTAAAAGTTGGTTAGTTTAGTTATTTTGTGTATATTAGAGGGTAGTCTAAACAACTACCCTTTTTTATTATGAAACGTGGAACAAAAATAGAATACTCACAAGTATTGCCGCTAAGAACGGATGTAAAGATTAAAGACCAATTTGGTTGGTTACCATTATCAATTTATAGACCTACGAAAGAAAGTAAAATTAATTGGAAAGATGCATATCTAAACGATGGTCTAAATGAAGTTAGAAGAGGTGATAATACTGAATATTTACCGGATTACTCTTTCTCAGAATTTCACGCTGGGTTAGCCGAAAATGTAATAAAGTTTTGGAGTTTAAAAGGTAGTAAAATAATAGACCCTTTTGCAGGTAGAGTGACACGAGCATATGTTGCAACAAAATTGGGTAGAGATTATACTGGATTCGAAATTTCACCAAAAACCTATGAAAGAGTACATAATCATTTTGAAGGTGTTGGTATGAAACCACATATTATAAATGGTGATGGAACATTAATGGAAGAAATATCGGATAAAAGTGCAGATTTGATTTTTACTTGTCCACCTTATTTTAATTTAGAAAAATACGAATCCGTTCCTGGTCAATTAAGTGATGAACCAAAATACGAACCATTTATGAGTAAAATAGATGTTTGTATTGGTAATTGTTTTAGAGTATTAAAAAGTGGTGCATTTGCATGTTGGGTTGTTGGTGATATGAGAACTAATGAGGGATTTCATAATTTCCATGGTGATGTTATCAACTCATTTAAGAAGCATGGTTTCTTACAACATGATATAGTTATATTAGAAAACATTTCACCATTTGCAGCATTACAAATTGGTAAAACTGCATCTAAACGTTATACATCTAAAATACATGAATATCTTTTAGTGTTTAGAAAACCAGGAGATTATGATATTCCAAAGTATTGCTCACCTGATGAATTAGAACAAGAAAATAAATTACAACAATTTTTTAATTATGTGGCAGGATAAGTTTAATACTTTATATTTTAATGGATGTTCTTTTACCGAAGGTGGTGGATTAGAAGAAAGGACAATTAATGTTAAATTGGCATATAAAGAAAAATATAATATTGAATATAATTCGGAAAAAGATGTAAGTTATCCGGCATTAATACAAAAAAAATTTCCAAATATAAAAATAATCAATGAAGCTAAGAGTGGCAGTGGTTCTGAAAGAATTGTAAGAAAAGCATATGAATATATTACAAAAAACGGAATAAAAAAATCTCAAAAAACAATATTCTTCTTTGAGATACAGGGTGCAATTAATAGATTAGATGTTTATTCTAACAAATACAACCGATATTTAGTTGCAAATGTTGATTATAAAGATACAGGAAAAATAAATGATACACAAACTACATTAGATTGGATTTATGGACCTCAAATGGATGAAGAATATAGAAACAAAACAAGAAATTTAATAAAAGAATATTCAGAATATTTTATCAATCCAATAAAATACGAACAAAATGTATGTTATTCTTTTATGGGTTTAATTTCATTTTTAAAACAAAACAATATTCAATTTTTTGTATCAGGTGGTTTACACTATTTTACAAATCATATTAATTTCAACAATTATTTTCCAAATTTTTTTGAAAATCATTTATTAAAAATTGAATATAATAATAAAATATATGATTGTATAACTACATTAGCGGGTAATAATAAAATGCAAATAACAGATGATGTTGGTATAGATATATCATGTGATGGGCATCCTGGTATTTTTGCTCATCGAATTTGGGCAGATGGAATTATTAATTTTTTAAACAAAAAATATTTATAAAATATGAGATACAAAGAACAAATAAGACAAAATCTTAACGTTATTGAAATTAGAATGAATTATTTAAAACAAGCTACTGAAGGAAGTAAACCAATTACTCCTCAAGATGCACTTAAAATGATTGATGAAGTTTTATATTCGTTAAACAAAGTCAACGAATTAGTTGACTTAGAAAGAGAAGGATAATAAAATGAACTGGCTTAAGTTTTTAGTGGGTTTTTCCGCACTAATTATCGCAGGTTGTGCGGCTTATTTTTCAGTAACAGGTTTAGGGGTTCTATTTGCAGGTGCATCGTTATCGGTAATGGTAATGGCATCATCATTGGAACTTGCAAAACTTGTAGCAGCAACCTATTTAAAACAAAAATGGGATGAAATTAGTGGATTTAACAAATGGTATTTAACGGGAGCGGTTGCATTATTAATGTTAATCACCTCTGCTGGTATTTTTGGTTATCTTTCAAACGCATTTCAGGCACAATCTTTAAAATTGCAAGTTGTAGATAGAGAAATTGCTGTTTATCAAACAAAAATCGACCAAAATACGGCTCAAATTACCCAACTAAACACTCAATTGGGGCAATTATCACAAACTCAATCAACAATTTTAGATAAAGGTAAGGTAAATAACCGACTTTTACGTTCAATTGATAACAAAGACCGTCAAACTTCACAAATTAACAAAAAAATTGAGGTTTTACAAACTGAAAATGCTCAAAATACCGAAAAAATCAACCAAATTAAGCTAAAAAACTTAGATTTAGAGAAAGAAGTTGGTGGATTTAGGTTTGTTGCCGAAGCATTTGGTATGGAATTAAAAAATGTTGTAAAATTCTTCATATTTTTGATTGTAATTGTGTTTGACCCACTTGCAGTAGCTCTTATTATCGCATTTAACGGATTAATTGGCAAGAAAAGAGAAGAATTTGTATATGATGAGGGTAAGTTAGATGATTTAATGGAAGAAAACTACAAAAATTACCAAATTTACGGAGATAGTGGAAAAAATTCTACAAAAGAGCAAGAAAATGAGGTTATAGTGGAAAATAATATAGAAAATAAATCAGAAGAACCAAAAATTGATGAAAAAGAAACACCATATTGGGAAAAAGATGATTTTGATTGGAATAACAAAAATATGTGGATAAATAACCCTTTAGCGGTTAAATATTGGATGAATAATGGTAATTCTATCCACAAATACAATAAATTATACAGAGAACACCTAAACGAAATGGAGCAAATTAATACCGATAACATAAAAACGTATTAATTTGGTAATTTGAACAATTTTTCTTATCTTTAACTAAATTATAGTTATGAATTTAGGTTATGCTTGTATAAATCTTAGTTTGGGTAAGAAAATTACCCCTAATCGAACAATGATTAAAAAAACCTTTTTAGCTAAGGGTTTAGATTATGTGTCCGACCTAGTCCTATTAAATGTTACCGATTTAGAGAAAATTATAGATTGGAATGAACAAAATGGAATAAAATTCTATCGAATGAGTAGTGATATGTTCCCATGGGCTACTGAATATGAATTTACACAACTAAAAGATTGGCTAGCTATCAAAACTATATTAGAGCGTATTGGTAGTAAAGCATCATTATATGGACAACGTTTAACTTTTCACCCAGGTCCCTTTTGTGTATTGACTTCACCTAAAGAGAGTGTAGTACAAAACACAATTAACGATTTGGAAGTGCATGGTAAAATTATGGATGCAATGAAATTATCGCAAACACCTTACAACAAGATTAATATTCATTGTAATGGGGTATATGGGGATAAAAAGAGTGCAATGGATAGATTTATCACTAATTTTGGAAGACTCTCTAAATCGGTGCAAAATAGGCTTACAATTGAGAATGATGATAAGGCCTCAATGTATTCTGTTAAAGATTTAATGTATATTCACAATGCAATCAATATTCCAATTGTATTTGATTATCATCATCATAAATTTTGTACAGGCGACCTAACCGAAGAACAGGCATTGAAATTAGCTATAACAACATGGCCTGAAGATATAACACCAGCAGTACACTATTCTGAAAGTGCAACCGATAAAAAACCACAGGCTCATTCTGATTATATTTGTGAAACAATTGATACTTATGGTGTGAAAGTAGACATTATGGTAGAGGCAAAACAAAAAGATTTAACAATATTAAAATATAGGGATAATAATTATGGCTTACTCAGAAAAAGTGCTTGACCATTACTCTAATCCTAAAAATGTAGGAACATTAGATAAATCTAAATCTAATGTTGGAACTGGTTTAGTAGGTGCTCCGGAGTGTGGTGACGTAATGAGATTACAAATTGAAGTAAACGATGGTATCATAACCGATGCTAAATTTAAAACATTTGGTTGTGGTTCAGCAATTGCAGCATCTTCTCTTGCAACCGAATGGTTGAAAGGTAAGAGTTTGGATGAAGCGGTAACAATTGACAATATGGATTTGGTAGAAGAATTAAATCTACCTCCAGTTAAAATACACTGCTCAGTATTGGCAGAAGATGCAATTAAATCTGCTATAAATGATTATAGAAAAAAACAAGGTTTAGAACAGCTAATATTTGAAGAATCACACATATGATTACTCTAAGTGAAAAAGCATTAGATAAAGTATTAAACTTAATGATAGAAGGTGGAATAACGCCTGATACGCATCACTTAAGAGTTGGTGTGAAAGGTGGTGGGTGTTCCGGTCTTTCTTACGTTATGGATTTCGATGATACAATAGAAGATACTGATGAAGTTGTAGAAGTGGAAGCAGGATTAAAAGTAGTTATTGATAGAAAATCAGTATTGTATTTATTTGGTACACAATTAACTTATTCAGATGGTTTAAATGGTAAGGGGTTTGTATGGGAAAATCCAAACGCATCCAGAACATGTGGATGTGGTGAAAGTTTTTCATTATAAAATAAATTAAAAAATTATGTATTCAGTTATTATACCTACAATGTGGAAATGTGAGAGATTACACCAAACTCTTATAGAACTAAATTCACATCCATTGGTAGGAGAAATACTTTTATTTGATAATACATCAAATTCAAATAAAATTAAAAACTTAGATAAAGTTACTCATATTTTAGAAGGAAAAAATACATATGTAACAGCTCCATGGAATAAAGGAGCTAAATTTGCTGCATATGATAGATTGTTTATTTTAAATGATGATACTTGGATGGATTGGAGAATATTAGATACATTATATGATTATATAACACCAAAAATAGGACTAATCGGTTTAGCAGAAAACGCATATGATATTATACAAACATCGGGTATCGGATTAGAGCCTATTAATCATAGAAATGGTGGATGGGGGTGTGCATTATGGGTACATAAAAAAAGCTACAATGAAATACCAGAAGAAATGAAGATTTGGGGACAAGATGATTGGTTATTTGTTACAAATAGGAATGCGGGGAAACAAAATTACAAATTAGTAAATTTTAAAGTTGAAGGTGAAGTTTCGGCAACGCATACTGCAAATGCAAATGATATTGAATTCAATAAAATTAAAGAAAACGATTTAAAATTAAAACAACAATATAATTTATTTTAGTTATGTATTTAGCAACACCATATAAAATCAGTTACGATACACAAAAGTATCCATTTAGAAAAATAGTTTCAGAAATGTTAGAAGTATGGGATGGAGATACTATTCCATTGGAAGATTTGCATAAATTAGAACATTATGATGTTTTAGTAAGAGAAAAAGACCAATCTACTATTTGGCATAAAAGATATTACGAAAAATATAAAAACGAATTTTTACCAACATATTTAGAATTAGTAAAAGAACTTAAAGATAGATTTGGATATGATGAAATCATTTATCAGGCTATCCCAACATTTAGAGTTCAATTAGCAGAAGGTAATTTAGGTGTAGGTGAGTGGCATAAAGATAGAACTTACAATCACGGCACAACCGAAGTGAATTTTTGGATGCCATTTGTAAATACCAATGAGTATAACACTATTTGGATGGAAAGTAAAGAAGATAAAGGTGATTATAGACCATATGAAGTAAAATATGGTGAAATTTTAGTATTTAGTGGTGCAAATTTATTTCATGGTAATAAACCAAACGAAAGTAGTGAAACGAGAGTATCGGTAGATTTCCGTTTAGTAGACCCTAATAAATTTATACCAAACGAAGCTGGATCAATCAATATGAAATCTAAATTTGATGTTGGTGGGTATTTTGAAAAAATTTAAAAAATAAAATATGAAAACATTAACAGAAATTATTGACTTGTATGGCAGTGATAAAAATTTAAGTAATTATACACCAAAATATGAAGAAGTATTTGAACCAATTAGAAACGAAAAGTTTTCGATGTTAGAAATAGGAATTGGTACGATAATACCAGGTGTACAAAGCAGTATGGTGAACACAAGTGTACCAAATTATAAACCAGGTGCTAGTTTAAGAAGTTGGCAAGAATATTTTAAAAATGCAATGATATATGGTGGAGATATTCAGTTTGATACACAGTTTGAAGAAGATAGAATTAAAACTTTTTTATTTGATTCAACTTCAAAATTTGAATGTGATGTAGCATTAGAAGATATGAAATTTAAAATTATAATTGATGATGGATTACATACAGCTGAAGCGCAAATATCTACTTTTAATAATTTATATGAAAGAGTCGAAAATGGTGGTTACTATGTAATTGAAGATATCAATCAACCAGCAATACGAGAATATATTTATAATATTTTTGGATATGAAAATGTATATACTTCACAGCCTGGAAATTTAATAATTATTTTTAAAAATTAAATGAAAGAAATAATTTGTAGTGGTGGTTCAAATACTTCTTATAGAAACGCAGATAAGAATGTATTTTATCAAGGTATTGGAGGACTTAACCAAAATTATGGTACAAATTCATTTCCTGAAGTAATACATAATTTATATGGAAATAAAATCTACAATTTAGCCGTAGCAGGAAATTCAGTAGAACCAGCAGTTTTATCAATTATATCTTTTGCAACAAAATTAATAAAAGAAGGAAATTCTAATTTTTCCATAATTTTAAATTGTCCTGATTTTTATAGACCCTCTGTTTATTTTTCAAAAGAAACTTTACATAGAAAAGGCATATACAAACGAATGGGTTCACCCGTTCCTAATTCATATTTGTTTACTGATGATATGTCTGGTTTTTATTTATTTGGTGGAATTCATAATGTTAATGAAAATTCATTTGAAAATAAACAAATATATAAAATAGCAGAATCAATATCAAATCATACTTTTTCACATGAACACTCTGAAATACGAGCGTTAACACATTTATTGTTATTACAAAATTTTTGTAAAGCAAATAATATTCAATACAAAATATTTTTTGATTTTGATGTTTTTTCTAAACCATTTTCACCTTTTTTTCAATTAAATAAAACAAACGTAGAAACATATTTTAAAAGTTTTTTTATTGATAAAACTTTCCCACAAAAAGAATTATTGGGTAATATAAATTATGATCCATACGTTTTTGATTTATTTAATTTATTAGATACTGAACATATATGGTTTTTTGAAGATGATAATTTAAAATATGGTGGTATACATGAGTGGATTTTTAAAAATAATGAATATAAAGAAGGAGACACTGAATATACTGCTTTGTATGTAGAAGATATATCACAATCATTTGGACATGAAAATACTACGGATATTGTAGTAAAAATGACAATAGAAAGTGCAAAAAATAAAATGAAAGAAGGAATATTTTTCGATACAGGACATCCAACCTATTATTATTGGGAAAAATTTGTTAAAGAAGTTATGGTTAATTGGAATTTATTCTAAAATAATTTGGAATAGTTAAATTAAAATAATATATTTGTATATATAAATTATATAAAATGATCAAAATAATTACAGACACTAAAATATTGAAACAACCAATTCCAGTTTCAAGATTTACAAAAGAAGAACAAGAATTAGCAACAGCAGCTTTATTAACATCCGTAGTTGAACATAAAGGGTTGGGAATGAGTGCAAACCAAATTGGACTAAATAAAAGAATTTGTGTAGTAAACGTAAAAGATGAACCATTAATTTTGGTTAATCCTGAAATTGTTTCTTATACCGAAGAAAGTTTAGTTTATTTTGAAGGATGTTTATCTTTACCAAAAACTATGAGAAAACCAATTAAAACGGTTAGAGCATTTGGTGTAAAGGTTAAGGCAGATAATTTTCCAGAAGTATTAGAATTTGGAACTGAAAAAAGAGGTCATAAAGATATTAATGAATTATTTTCCGATTTAGATTTATTGGAAGCAGTTTGTGTACAACATGAAATTGACCATTTAAATGGTTTAACTATTAGAGATAGACAATACACTGAAACCCTTATTAAATCTTCATTTGAACATATGGGTAGAAATGAAAAAGTAATGATGAAAAAAGGTGAAGAAACTGTTATGGTGAAAAAGAAGAAAATTAAAGATTATTTTAATCAAGGATACGAAATCGTTTAATTTATGGAATTTATAATAATAATTTTAATCATAGTTTTAGCAGCAGCTGGATATGGTATATGGAATCTTCTAAAAAAATTAGAAAGATATGAAGATATGTTAATTGAAAATCTAAATACATATACATCAATTGTTAAAGCTATGAAAGAGATAGATTCAACCGGTGCATTTGAAAGTGATGATGAAGTAGGTTCTACATTTACTGATTTAAAAAATTTAATTGAGAAGAACGAAAAAATATTAAGAGGCGAATAATGGCAAGAAAGAAAAAAGATACCAGATATTTTACAGAAGATACCGAAAAAGCTATAATAGCATTCAATAAATCAACGGATCAAAAAGAAAGGGATAAACTTTACGCAGAACATATCCATTATTCATTTTATAAGCTAGCTGAAAATGTATTGAATACATGGGCTTTCACTTATTTTGATGATGATAAAGAAGATATTAAATTTGAAGTTATATCTTTTTTATTAGAGAAAATACATAAATTTGAAGAAGGCAAAGGTAAAGCATTTAGTTATTTTACAATAGCAGCTCGTAACTATCTTATTTTAAATAATAATTCAAATTATAAAAGATTTAAGGCAACAGCACAAATTAGTGAAATGCCTGAGAGTTGGGATTTAGAAAATGATTTTAAACAAACGACACACAATGAAGAATTTAAAACATTCAATGAAAGAATGTTAGAGTATTGGGATATTAATTTAAATAGAGAGTTTACTAAAAAAAGGGATATACAAATTGCAGACGCTGTTTTAGAACTCTTCAGAAGAGCAGAATATATTGAGTCATTTAATAAAAAATCATTATACTTATTGGTAAGAGAAATGACAGGTTATAAAACACATTATATAACTAAAGTTGTTTCAAAAATGAAAGAAACTCAATTAAAGTTATATTATCAATTTTTAGATGAAGGTGATATAACACAAAAAGAAAACGAATTTGTTTGGAGAAAATGATGAAAATTTTAGGAATTTCAGGTTACTATCACGATTCAGCCGCTGCACTTATTATAGATGGAAAAGTAGTTTCAGCACAAGAAGAAGAACGATTCACAGGTATAAAACACGATAGTAGATTTCCTATAAATTCAATTAAGTGGATTCTAAAACAAAATAGAATTAAAATAAACCAAATAGATAAAATTGTTTGGTACGAAGATCCAAAAAAGAAATACGAAAGATTTAAAGAACAATATCATAAATATTTTCCAAAAACATGGAGATTAACAAAAAAACTTTGGAATTGGAAGAAAGATAATGATATTGAAAAAATTATAAGAACACAACTAGGATATAAAGGTATTATACAATATTGTGAACATCATATATCACATTTAGCATATTCTTTTTATACTTCTCCGTATGATAATGCAGATTTAATTTCAATTGATGGTGTTGGTGAAAATGAAACATCAATTTGTGCATTAGGAGTAAAAGGTAGATACATACAACCTTTAGAAAGAAATTATTTTCCACATTCGTTAGGATTACTTTATGCAACAATCACCGCATTCTTAGGATTTAAACCTAATAGTGGTGAATATAAAGTTATGGGATTAGCAGCATACGGTAGTTCAAAAGATAAATTTAAAAAAGAATTTGAACAATTAGCAAAAATTACAGATAGCAATCATATTGAACTTAATTTAAAATATTTTTCATTTCACTACTCAGAAAGAGAAATGTATACTGAAAAAATGGCTGAATTGTTTGGTATAACACCACGTATTCCAGAAAGTGAGTTAGAACAAGTACACAAAGATATTGCATTTTCATTACAGGCACATTATGAAAGATTATTTTTCAAATTATTAAATAGCTTTCAAACACATAGTAAAAATGAAAATCTTTGTTTAAGTGGTGGTTGTGCTTATAATGGGTTGGCAAATGGTAAAATAACAAAATATACAAATTATAAAAATGTATATGTGCCACCTGCACCATCTGATGCGGGTAGTGCAATTGGAGCTGCTTTATGGAGTTGGATGAAAGATATAAATTCTAAGAAAATTGAAAATACTACTCCGTTTTTAGGACCTTCACATTCAACTGTTGATTGTTTGAATGCAATTGTAAAATTAGTACCATCGGACAAATATAAAAGATACACTAATTATTATCCACTAACAGAACGAGTTGCTGAATTAATCAGCGATGGTGCAATAATTGGTTGGTTTCAAGATGGAAGTGAATTTGGACAAAGAGCTTTGGGAAATCGTTCTATATTAGCAAATCCAACTATACCTAATATTAAACCAAAGGTAAATAGAGTAATTAAAAAGAGAGAAGGGTTTAGACCATTTGCACCAATGGTTTCATTTGAAGATGCAAATAAATACTTTGATATGTGTGGACAAGAAGTTCCATATATGAACCAAGTATTTCAAGTAAAAGATGATTTTATTGCAGGTTTACCTTCTATTACACATATTGATGGAAGTGCGCGAGTTCAGACAGTTCGTTCTACATTTAACCCACTTATTTATATGTTACTAAAAAAGTTTGAAAAACTAAGTGGTTATCCTATATTACTTAATACCTCATTTAATCTTAGAGGTCAAACTATGGTTTTGGATCCTGAAACTGCAATAAAAACATTTTACGATTGTGAAATGGATTATTTGGTTTTAGGTAATTACTTAATAAGTAAGTAAGTTTTTTATCCTTCGATATTTATAAAAAAGATTTTATGGCAAATAATATTGATATGGATTTTCCTTTGTTTAAAGGCAAATCATTTAGTGGTATTTTAGAAGATATTTACGAAAATCAACAATCAAAGAAAAAGAATATATCTGCTTTGATTGAAGAAATGAGAAAATTGGTAACTAAACCATCCGATGTAGCGATGATAGGACCAATTATTACACAACTTATAGAAGCAAGTATTTCTAATGATGATGCACTTATTAAGATAGCAACAATTGCACAAAGATTAGTTTTAGCAAATACTAAAAAATCTGGCGATGAAGGTTGGTTAAGTGAAGATGATAAGAAACAATTATTAAATGAATTAGAAGAAACAGCAAAACAAATCGAAACCAAAACTGATGATAAAATTGAAGATTTGGAATATGAGATTGATATGTTAAAAGAAACATTAAGTAAATAATGAGTAACTTTTTTTCATCTACATACACACACGCATTAATTAAGCCGGGTACTGAACCAGTACCTTTTGAAATTGCAATTGTTGAGAGAGTCATATTAAATATTGATGATATAAAACAGGAATTGCCCGAAATCGAAAAAATTTATCAGGAAATTTCAGAATCGGATTATATTGATAAGAATACATTATTTTATGCTTCTATTAAATACAAACTAATTGGTTCGGGTAAAGAATTAAATGAAGAGATTTTACCATATGCATTTCCATATAAAAGAGATTTATTAAATATACCGGTTGTTGGAGAATTTGTAAAAATATATAATTTAGCAGGTAGAGATTTTTATGAAAAAATTTCATATGAAAATTCACCAAATTTTAGTACAAATAAAGAATTGTATTTAATAAATCATAAATTTTCAAAGGAAGGGGAAATTACAAATCCAGGTGAAAAATCAGAATCATATAATGAACATTCACAGGTTGGGATTTCTGAAATTACAACGGGTAATTCTGGTAAAAATGAAACAATTAGAAAAGGATTTGCCGGCAAGTACTTTAAAAGAAATTTAAGAATACATCAATTAGCATTAAAAGAAGGTGATACCTTATTACAAGGTAGATTTGGTAATAGTATTCGTTTTAGTGGATATATTCACGATGATACAAATAATGGTATACAATATCCCGCAATTTTAATTAGAAATGGTGAAAGTTCAGACAATCAAAAGAAAAAAGTATTTGATGTTGTAAGTGAGGATATAAATAATGATGGAACTTCAATTCAGATAACTTCGGGCAAATATAAAACTTTATTTTCATCTACAATAAAGGTTAAAAAAGAAGCAAATCAAAACTATCCATCATCGGATCAATTAATAGGTGATCAGATTGTTGTTAATAGTGGTAGAGTAATTCTTTCATCTAAAACAGCAGAAACATTCTTATTTAGTAAAAAAGCATTTAGTGTATTTAGTGATGATGTAGTTACAATTGATAGTGAAAAGGGCATTAAATATGTTTCACAAAATGGAAATATTGAAATAAGTGCAAAAAATAATAAAAATATTATTTTCAAAGTTGGTACCGGTGCTAAAATATATCACGGTAAAGATGGGGCAGACCAACAGGCTATTTTAGGTAACAAATTAGTTGATTTAATAGGAAAATTAATTGATGTAATCAATAATATGCAATTTAACACTTATATGGGACCAACAGTAGGACCTGGACCAATGGCACCTTTTAAAACACAATTAACTACAATTAAAACACAACTTAAAACTACTCTTTCTAAAAATAATTATTTAGTATAATGTCGTGGTCACAATTTGAAAATGCGGTAGTAGGTAAAATGGAATCTAACGGATTAAAATCACCGGAAGAATTCGCTAAATTTTTTGCCAAAAAGTATGATGAATGCATTAAGAGTGGTCAAGATTTGGTTACAAAAAACAAAATAAATAAAGGAAATGTGCAACTAATGGAGGAATTGATTAAACTTACATTAATTGCAGCGGGTGCTAGTGCTAGTACAAGTGTATACGATTCTTATTTTAATTCATTTGGAAATGCTGTTATAGCATATTGGACGGGTGGAGTTTTACATCCAGCAGTTTTACCATTAACACCTGCAGTAGGTAGTAATTATAATATAGCAGTAACATCTATCAATGTTTCATCACCCGGAGTTTGGCCGGCGGTAAAAATACCACCAATGAAATCAGCTAGGAAATTTGTAAAACAATTTATATCGCTTGCAAAAATACATTTAGCAAGTGTTTCGGGTATTTGCCAAACATCATCAGCATTTACAATATATAATACTATACTACCAGGGTTTTTAACATGGACGGGATATAAAGTTCCTGATATGGATGCAGTTACATCTCCAATAGCATTATTTTCAAATATGTTACTTGGAGGAAAAAAGGTTACAAATGAAGGGGAATTATCGCATAAAGGACAAGCAGGCTGGCAAAGTGGTAATGCAATTGATATAGTAACAGATGTTGGTACAAGATGTTATTCACCAATTGAAGGTGTTGTTGTAAATACAGTTGATTACGGACCTACTGTCATTGAAAGAAATGGTAAACGATTGTTTGGGTATGGTGTAAGAATAAGAGCAATTGATGGTAGAGAGGTTTATATGGCACATATGCAAAACAAACCGGCATATATAATGTTAGGTACTCCTATTGCAAAAGGAGCATTTGTAGGAGAAGTTATGCCATATCCATTTGATTCAACATTTAATCATTTACATATAGGATTTATAGATGGAACATCATTTAAAGATTATATGATTGAAGATGGTAAAGGTTCATTTAGATAAATACAAATTAATTTAAAACAAATACTTATATACAGAAAACAATTATTTTATGGATCAAACACAATTAATTAAAGCATTAGTTAAAATTTTAAGAGAAGATATTAGAAAAACTCTTAAAGAAGAAATACGAAATGCCGTTCACGAAGTATTAAATGAACAAGTTGAACAAACTTCTAATAAAAAAGTGAATGAAAGTTACGAATTTAAATCAAAAGATGATGGTAGTTGGGGTGAAATAAACTTAGCACAACCAAAAAGACCTGCAAGACCTATGATTAATCCAGCAGACTTAGGATATGGTGATGGGTTTAGTGAATATACACAACCTGATAATAGTTGGGGTTCTGTAAATGAAGGCGGTTTGGGACAACAAAGTGAATATTCATCTTATTTACAAGGGCAAGAACAAGGTGGTATTCCTTTAGAGCATAAAGTAGCAATGACAGCAAGAAAAAATCCTGATGCTGCTCAAAGTATTATGAACGCAATGACACGAGATTATTCACAACTGGTTAAAAAATTTAATAAAGGCTAAAAATGGCAGTTGAGTTAGAAAAGAAGTTTATAGTTGATACGCAAGATAAAGCAATCGGATTAGCATTACCTTTAGGTAGTTCTAATAACGGTTACTTTGCAGTAAACTATACAACTAAAAATCAAATTAAAACAAATCTAAAAAATTTGATTCTAACTGAACCTGGTGAGAGATTGGTAAATCCGTTATTCGGAACTCCTTTAAGAAAATTTATATTTGAACCATATGTTGAGGGTGATTTTGAAACGAATATAGAAGAAGCAATTACAATGGCAATATTTAAATGGATGCCATATATAACAATTGATTCTATTATATTTGATAAAAGTAATGAAAATAAAGATAAACATTTAATAAACTTAGAATTAAAATATTCAATAAATTTTTCAGCAGTTCCGACTACTGATACATTAATGGTACAATTGTAATATGGCACTACAACCGATAGATAAAAGTTGGTCTACAAATAAAAAAGATGTAAAATATATCAATAGAGATTTTGCATCTTTAAGACAAGCATTAATAGAATTCACAAAAGCATATTTTGCTAATACTAACAATGATTTTAGTGATGCATCACCGGGTATGATGTTTATAGAACAGGCCGCATATGTAGGTGATGTTTTATCTTATTATACGGATGCTCAGTTAAAAGAATCTTTTATCAACGTTGCATCTAATTACAAAAACATTCTTAACCACGCGCAAAATTTTGGATATACTCCAAAAATTAGCAGACCGGCAACCACAACACTTACTGTTTATCAAACGATACCTAGTAAATTAAAGGCATCTGATAATTTGTATACGGGAGATGATAAATATGAACCTGACTATAACTTTTGTTTAAAGATTAAAGAAGGAATGGTAGTAAGTTCTGTTTCAAATCAATCTTTACGTTTTATTACAAACGATATTGTTGATTTTGCAGATGAGAGTGGTAGAACAATTTCTGTATATACACAATCCAATGGACATCCTGAAGTATATCTATTATCCAAAACCGTTAGTGCAGTTAGTGCAGAAATTAAGACACTTACTATAAGTAATTTTAACAATCCGTTTAAACCACATCCTATATATGAAATAAAGGATAATTCTTTTATAAAAATACTTTCTATAAAAGATACTACACATGATACTATGTATTATGAAGTTCCGTATTTAGCACAAGAAATGATTTTTATAAAAGAAAAAACAAAATCAATAGGTGATAATGTAATAGTACATAATACAAATGTTCCATATACATTAAAATTGGTAAAAACAAATAAAAGATTTACTACAAGAGTTGTTGATACCGATACAATTCAAATAAGATTTGGTGCAGCGAGTGAAACAACAGCGGATGAAATGATTATACCAAATACTAAAAATGTTGGATTGGGATTAAATAATTCAATTAGTAGACTAGAACAATCATTTGATCCCTCTAATTTCTTAAAAACATCAACTTATGGAATTGCACCTCAAGATGCAACTTTAGAAATTAAATATTTAAGTGGTGGTGGTTTGGGAGCAAATATTCCATCAAATGATTTAAGAAGAATTGCATCAATAGAATTTGATGAAGATTTATTAACATTTAGTAATATAAATTTACCTACATATAACAATTCAAAAGCATCAGTAGCAGTTGATAATTTAATACCAGCAACGGGTGGTAGGGGGATTGAAACTTTAGATGAAATTAGAGAAAATGCAATAGCAAATTATTCATCACAAAATAGAGCAGTAACTAAACAAGATTTTGAAATAAGAGCGTTATCTTTAGATGCATCTTTTGGAAGTATAGCAAAAGTATATGTTGAACAAGATTCTGCGGCAGATATAAATCCTACACAAAATATTTTAAGAGATCCTTTGAGTAGAGATGAATTTATTAATCTTACAAAATCATTAGTTGGTAAAAGTGAGGATGATATTAAAAACGCAGTTGATAATTATCTACAAACTAAAAAAACAATAAACGCAGATAATAATCCATTTGCAATTAATATGTACATATTAAGTTATGATTCAAATGCAAAATTAGTTCAGGCAAATACATTGACAAAACAAAATTTAAAAACATATTTGAATGAATATAGAATGGTTACTGATGCTATTAATATATTAGACGGGTTTATTATTAACATTGGTGTGGATTTTGAAATTACAACATATACAAATTACAATAAAAGAGAAGTTCTTTTAAATTGTATTCAAGCAATTACAAATTATTTTAATGTTTATAATAGAAAAATAAATCAAACAATTAATATTAGTGAAATAGAATTAGAAATTGCAAACGTTGAAGGAGTTGCTTCGGTGCCTAAAGTTGAAATATATAATATATGTGGTGATGGTACAAGTAGTGGATATTCTCTATATTCATATGATATTAAAGAGGCAACTAAAAACAAAATAGTTTATCCATCATTAGACCCTTCTATTTTTGAACTTAAATTTCCTAACAAAGATATTAAAGGGAGAGCATTATAATGATACTATTTTATACAGCATCCAAAGATGCAAGTATTTACCTACAACAACCTTATCAAAATACAGGTATAGATGAAATATTAGAAATATCTAAGGTATATTATGGTGATACCAGAGATAATAGTAGAATATTAATTCAATTTGATTTAAATAATATATCAAAAAGTTTAGTAGATGGAACAATAGATGCAAATACATTTACAGCATCATTAGAATTAAAAATTACTGAAGCAAATGAAATACCAGCTAAATTTAGTATAGAAGCATATGCTATTAGTGGTAGTTGGGAAATGGGAACCGGTACGCGTTTTGATAATTTAACTACAAATGGTACTAGCTGGTATTATAGAAATGGTGATAATACATCTACTCATTGGTATAATACAATGGATGGAATTACAGCATCTTATAGTACAGGAGTTACCGGTAGTTGGGATGGATTGGGTGGTGCTTGGTATACCGAATCAGTAACTACTCAAGATTTTAATTATACATTAGAAGATATAAAATTAGATATAACCGATTTTATTAGAAATTGGAATAGTGGTTCATATGAAAATAACGGATTGATTATTAAATTTAGTGGAAGTTTAGAAAATGATACCGTAGACTATGGTTCATTAAAAATATTTTCAAAAGAATCAAATACAATATATCATCCAAAATTAGTTATAAGTTATGGTGAATTAGATACTCCTGGTGATTTAGAAAACATTTTAGATTTTGCAGCAAGTTCTTCATATGATGTTGTATATCGTTGTTATTCACCAAATTTAAAAACATCTTATTATAAAGGACAAACTGTAAGTATAAAAATTGATGCAAGAGAATTATATCCAGTAAAACAATTTAATTCTACATTTGCATATCAAAGAAAATATTATTTACCAGATGAATCTTATTACGCCATAATGGATACAATTACTGGTGAATATATTATACCATATTCTGTAAATACTAGGGTTATTAAGGGACAATACAATAATATTATAAAACTTAATTTTACAAATTGGGAAGAAGGAAGAACATACACATTGTTTGTTAAATCAATTGATGATCATAATCAAGAATATTTTGAAATAGGAACGTTTGAAATTGTTAAATAATTAAATGGCAATAGAAAAAAAATATATAAATTTCAGCGATGTAACCGACGCTTCAGTTGCAACTAAATTATATGTTGATGAATACAATGTGTCTCAGTTAGAAAAATCATTGGATATAAAAGTTACAGAATTAATAAAACCATTACCGGATGTTAATTTAGATTTAGTTCCAAAACCAATTTATGATGCAGAAGTTACGAGAAGTATAGAATTAGAAAATCAAATTAATGATTTACAATTAACAATTGATTTTTTAACAACACAGGTACAATTATTAACAACAGATAGCAGTTCGTTATATGCGGATAATGATAATTTACGAATTGTTAATGCAAAATTTGAAAATACCTTATATTCTACACAACAAACTGTATTTGAATTAAGAAGCAATTTAACTACATCATTGACAAAAGCATTAAATGAGGCAACAGAAAGAACGGCGTTAGAAGCAGAAAACGCTGGTTTAGCCGCTCAAAAAAATGCTTTAATTAAACAAATTGATACGTTGAATAATTTATTAGCACAAGCAAATGCGACAATACAAGTAGCACAACAACAATTAAGTGCTAAACAACAGGCTATGGCAGCGGGTGGAGTTTCAACCGGTGAATTAGCTACGTTAGTTTGGGAAAAGGGTGATCCATCTAAAAATGGTGCGAATGGATATGCGTATGATATGGATTTAGACCAGGGTGGTGCCCATGTTAAAGGGCCGGCCGGATATGCTGGGGCGTGGAGTAGTAATTTTGTAGAGATTGTAGCGGGTGCTAAAGATATAAATGTACAAATATTACAAACATTTTTTAGTATTGAAAGTTCATTTACATTAAAGGCAAATGCAACTAAAAAAATAACATTTGATAGACCAATACAAAGTAGAGTACCATCCGGTGATAGAGGATTTTTGGGATGGGGAAGTAGTAGGATAGATTATGAAGAAACTATTACTTTTAACGTTACAAATACTGATACGGGTGGTAGTACCGAAACAAAAACATTTAAAGGAAAAGTTCATTCTTATTTATAATAACTTATGGCAATAAACGATTTTAAAAATATTGAAAACATAAATCTTAACTTAGATTCACAAGGACAATTAATAGACTCTAAGGACTTAAACATATTTAAAAGTTCAGCTAAAATTGTTACTGATTTTGGAATGTCTAAAAATGATGTTATTGAATTTAGAATATATGATATTTCAAATAACTTGTTAGAACAAACAAATGGAATAAAAGTAAGATATATTAAAAAGGATGATTTACCAAAATATTTAAAAAATGAAATCAATCCAACTACACAAGAAAGAATATTTGATATAGATGTAGAAAAATTAATTAGAGAAGCAGGTTATGGTAATGGTGAGTTTAAAATTGCTTTTAATTTTTTAAAAAATTATTTAGGTAGTGATAATTTAAAACAAAGAGTTTGGATTCATGAAGTTTCACCAAGTAGAACCGAATTAAGGATAATGCCTTTATTAACTACGGATGAAACTCAAAATACTTTAATACAAAAAAGATATAATTCATTTTTAAATAAAGGAAGTGAATTAAGAAGTGTAATAAATGATATAAAAAAATCTATTGATCTTATTGAAAATGATATAAGTACATTAATTGATAAATATTTTATTGAAAAACATGGACAAGGTTGGCTGAATGTTTTATTACGAGATTTTAAATTTGGAAGTGAAAATAGATATAATCTATTTAAACAAAAAGTTTATAAGGATTTTAGAACTTCCGTATATTATCAATTAGAAGGAAAAGATTTTGATATAAATTCGACTACATATGGCAGTTATAGTAATTTAGGATTAAGTTTAGATGATTTTATAAGTTCTGTTGAAATAAATCAATTAATAGTAAATAGATTAAGTGATTCAATAGAATATAACGCAAAAGATATATCTCAAATTGAAATTCCACAAAATATTAAGGATTATATTCAAACAAAAGAAGATAATCAAATATTACAATCTTTATTGACAACAAACTATAAAGAAATAAGTAATTTAACACAAACAGAAAAACTTGGTACTATTAAACCTGAAGCGGTTGTAATAGAAACAACCCCTAAAGAAAATCCACCTATAATAATAGAAATAGAAGGACCACCACCATCAACTATTTTACCAATAGAAACTGGCGCTCCTACATATGGAGGGGGAGGTGGAGGAGGAAGTACTTACACAAGTGTTTATACCGGAAATATGCGAGATGCAAATTATATTAATTACAATACAATTACAATATTGTAAATAAAAAATATTTATAGTGAATGAGTACTTTAGATGAATTATATAGCAGTCAAATGTACAATGGTACATATTATCCATACAATGATGTATTTGTAGGTGTAGTATCTGGCGGCGGTGGTGTAACATATACCTCACAACAATCTGTTACTGAACCATTACAACAACCTATACCATCATCTCCTACATTAGAAAACAATACTGATATTAAATTATTTTTTACGAATATAAGTTCGTTTAAAAATAAAATGACGTTTAATATTCAAAATTCGTTGTATTTTGAGGGCTCTTCAGCTTTACTTAATTATAACACTATTAATGATGTTTTAATATTACAACCGATAGTAGAAGATGGGTTTAAATCTACTAATTATTGGAAATTAGAAAAAGCATTAATAAACAAAGATATTGAAATTAATGGTATAATAGAAACAATAAAAGTTTCGGGATTAATTGTATCAGAATTTTCAACAGAGGGTGCACAGAAAAGTTATTCAGAAGTTCAATTACCTGCAATAATAGATTTAGGATTTGATTTAGAACAAAAAACAATTGTACAACCAACACTTGAAAGAATTCAAACGGTATATGTAGCATCAAACTATGATACACAAAAATTAAAAGATGAACTTATTGTAAAACTTTCTTCTTCTGATTTAATTAATGATAGAATTTTAAAATTAGGTGAATCTCTTGACATTGTAAATATTAAAAATAGTTCATCGGATTTAAAGGTTACTATTAGTGGATTAAATTATTTTAGTTTAAAAAATATAAGATTTCAATACGCTAATAAATTTGATTCTAATTATGTTTTTAATATAAATGATTTTAACGTAATAGGAAACGATACTACAATAACAATTCCTGCTAATGTATTTAATTCAAACATAGTTGTATTAATTGAAGTAGAACCAAACGATAGTTTATATCCTAAATTAACGTTAGATTCAAATGTTATCAATAAAGTAATTGCAGAATCAATATTTGTATCATCAACCAAATCGGAAAAAATAAGAGTAGAATTTACATTATCTAATTCTGACATTGTAAAAGTAAAAACTCCATATAAAGAATACAATACAACTATTACAGCGGTTAATGCGGTTAAAAAATATATTGATTTTGATTTAAAAACCGATTTTGAAAATAATGAAGGTGAATTTAAAATTATATTAACTCCATATTCTAATTTTTATGGTGATGGAAATTCACAATCATTTACATTAAAAATATCAAAGCAGTTAGATATACCAATTATAAATAAAATTAACTATCCAACTGATGTTTATATACCTTCTTATACTTTTGGTGATGTAAATTTTAAAATTGAGTTTGAATCTACATTAGCAACGCATGTTTTAGTTTATCATACAAAAGAAGACGATACAACAATATTAGGAAACTTTTCTAATAAAAATTCTATTATTTTAAATTATAAAGATTTAAAAAATAGAAAAATAATTAATTCACCATTAGATTTATTGATAATTCCTTATAACGGAAATATTAAAGGTGAGATAGAAAGAATAATAATTAATTTTGAAGATAGTGAGTTTTATATATCAACACAAAATTTTAAAGATGAATTATTAAATGCTATTCAATCAAATTTAAAATTAAGTATAGATAAATCTAAATATTTAAATCATTTAGCATCTTTTGAAATTGATGATAAGCAAATATTAGTTTCAAACTGGGAAGTTGATAACACTACCTTCACTAAATTTAAAACAGATGAATTAGGTAACCAGGTTCCAGACGGTCAGATAAACAAAAGTATTGTATTAAAATTATACGAACCATTACCTACCACTATTAATAAAAATGATACATTTTGGGTTTCGGAATTATCCGCACTTCCAATTTTACAGTCTGTTATATTAAGTGGAAATAATGAAGAAATATGTATTCCTCTTAGATCGGCAAATTTTAATGTAGATGTTGATTTTGTCAAAATGCAATCAACCGGTATTGATTCATACGATTCAATACTACTAAGTGGTTCACAAACTACACAACAACTGGTAGAATATTATTTAGCAGAAAATTTTATAGATGTAAGTGGTGTTAATATTGATTATAGCACATTTAATAATTTTATAAAATATAGTAGCGCCGTTGAAAGATTAGCTAATTTTAGATATAAAAAAGAATTAGCCGAATATTATGATTGGCAAATACAAAATTTAAGTGTAAGTTCATCAAATAATACAATTACATTAAATTTAGATATAAAGAATATTGAAACTAAAAAATCCAATTTAATTACCGGTTTTGATGGTTGGGAAACATACCTTACACAAAGTATATTCACATCTTCATTTGTATCGGGTGGATTTAGTAGTGGAAAACCTGTTGGTTATTATTCAAATACTACAAATTTATATGCAGATTATTATGAATTAGCAAGTACATATGATAAAGATAATAACAACTTATTAAAAAGAAATTTACCATTACACATTATAGAAGATAGTAATAATGCAGAATTTTTATTATTCTTAGATATGATTGGTAATTATTTTGATATTATTTGGGCATATATCAAAGGAATCACAGAACAAAAGAAAATTAGTGAAACAAATACAGTTGGTATTAATGATGATTTTTTATATCAATATTTGAAATCATTTGGGTGGGATGCAAAAAATCTTAATTCAAATAAACAACTTTGGGAATATACATTTGGTGTAAATAATGATGGAGTTGTAGGTTCACTTACATCCGATAATTATTTAGGTGATAATGACACTTTAATAACACCACAACAAGCAACAAAACAAATTTGGAGAAGAATTGCAAATAACTTACCTTATTTATTAAAGCACAGAGGAAGTATAAGAGGTATAAATGCATTATTAACTTGTTATGGTATTCCATCATCTAATTTATCTATTATAGAATTTGGTGGACCAAATACAGATACGGTAACGGATTCGCCTAAATTTATTTATAATAGTTTAACACATAATTTAGTATTTGATAATACAAATGCAAAAATAGAAGTTCCAGTTACAGCATCAACATTTGAGGCAATTGAATTTAAAATAAAACCTGCAGAATTAGAAAACTATACGTTTATAAGTGCAAGTGGGTTTGAATTGGGAATTAGTGTAATTAATACAAATGGAATATTTGGTAAATTTACAATTAATGGAAATCAGGTTTCTACTTCTTATCCTTTTTATGATGGTAACTATCATACAATATTGGCACAATTAAGTGGTTCTTCATTTATAGTATATGCTGCCTCAAATGATAAAGATACAATTGTAACACAAGGTGAGTGGATAACAAGTAGTGTTGATTTTACTAATAATACTTCACTTTATTTTGGTGGAAATGGACATGGTTTTAGTGGTAGTTTAGAAGAATTAAGAATTTGGAAAACAGCATTGAGTGAAAGTGTGTTTGATAATCATGTTATAAATTCAGAAGCAATTAATGGTAATCATATTTCAGCATCTACTGATGATTTATTGATAAGACTTGATTTTGAAAGACCACAAGATTTATCATTAACCGGTTCAATTAATAATGTAGCACCATATTTAGATTATGTAACAAATGTGAGTGCAAGTGGGTTTGGTGTTCAGACTAATTATCCATTTAACTATGAAGTATATGAAAGAGAAATTTCTTTAGTTATACCTAACACCGGTGCAAGTAGATACTATACAAATAAAGTAAGATTAGAAGAACAAACTTTAGTAGCAAATTTATCGCCAACAAAAAGAGCAACCAAAAAAGCGTTTGATACTTCAGCAAAGGATTCTAATAGAGTTGGATTATTTTTCTCACCTAATAAAGATTTGGATTTGGATATTGCAAAATCATTGGGTGGTGAAAGTTTAGATGATTATATAGGAAATCCGGAATACGAATACGGATATACAACATATCCTGAATTAGATGAATTAAGAACCTATTATTTCAGACGAGTTGGTGAAAGAAATTTATATGAATTTATACGTTTGGTAAAATATTATGATAAATCTTTATTTATCAATTTAAGAGAAATGTTACCAGCTAGAGCAGTTGTTACTACTGGTTTATTAATAGCACCACACTTTTTGGAAAGGAGTAAAGTAAAAAGAAATAAACCATCAGTACAGGCGGAAAGTTTAGAAGGTGTTGTAACTGATACGCAAATTACTGATTTATACTCTACATTTGATTATAATGAAGGTATTTTAAATTTAACAGAATCTATTGAAAAAATTAATGGTGATGTTATATCAAAAGATGCAGATTTAGATGCATCTAAAATATATAACTTTGGTGCAGATAATATTACACATACTGCTGAAATATTTGGTATAACAGATAATATTGCAAATGGTGATTGGATTACATATGATGGAACTATTAATTATAATAGAATTAGTGCATCTATATTAACTGAATTGGATATTTTAAATGCAGGACAGATTATTGGGATGGATGAAAAATATATTAATTATGGTTTTAATACTTATTTTACAAATGGATATGGAAAATATCATTACGAGGAAAATGGGGTATTTAAATCTAAGGGAATTAGAGGATTTTTAGTAACTAAACAGACACCAACAATAACTCAAATAAATTCAGGATATTATATAGATGCAACTGCAATAAATCCTTTAAGTGGCGCCGGATTCGTAAATTATACAGATTTAAATGGTGTAGAACAAGTTTTAGCACCTATTCCTGGAAATGAATACAATTTTTCGGCAAGAGAAATAAATACAAATGCTTTAATAGATTGTATATTAGTAAACGTACAAAATACACAACAAAGTGTAGTTGTACCATCATATCGTACTGAATTTATAATCCAAGAATTAAATCAATCATCAAGTTTAGAAGTAGATTCTAACATTGTTAATGTAGTAACTGCAAGTGGATATTTACCTACGCATTATATTTATACTGGGGATAAAACAACAGGTTTACAAAACTCTTACTATTTTGGTTCTAAACAAACTACATATACAACGATAGATGGTAAAGCAGCAGTTGAAACATTCACAACTAATCCAACTACATTAAGAGTAACCGCTCAAGGTAGAAGTAATAATGAACCGATATTAGAAGTTGATTAAAAATAATGTAAAGAAAAAATATTTTATATATTTATAAAAGAATAATAAACGAACTATGGCATACTTAGATAACACAACAATTACAGTAGACGCTATCTTAACTAAAAAAGGTAGAGAAAAATTAGCGGCAGGACAACCTTTGAACATTACACAATTTGCGTTGGGTGATGATGAAATTGATTATGATTTATATGATACGGGACATCCAAAGGGTTCTTCCTTTTATGATTACGCAATTTTAAAAACTCCAATTTTAGAAGCATCTCCTGATGAAACTCAGGCATTAAAATATAAATTAGTAACTTTACCAAAGGGAACTCAAAAAATTCCAGTTGTTTCTATCAATGTATCTTCGATTGCAGCAAAAACAACAGGTGGTCAATATCCTATTAATCCTTCTACATCTCCTGCTGGGAATAAGAATGGTGGATACACTGCTGTTTTAGGTAATAAAAATGCGGGAACTATTGTTGGTGAAGGTTTATCAAACGTAACAACTACAACAACATTTACTAATAGTGTAACAGCAACAGCACAAGTAGAAAGAGGTTTAACGTTTACGTTTATTCCAAATAGTTCATTAACTTCAACATTAATAACAACATTGACTATATTTGGTAATGAAACTGGTGGTAGTGTAACTATTCCAGTAACAGTTACTTATGTAGCAGGATAAAAATATAAAACATTGATATGGCAACATTAGGTTCAACAACTGGTACACAATTAACCAACGATTTAGCAAATTATCTTAATCAACAAAGACAAAGTGCTAATGGAGTGTTAGATACAACACAATTAGCTGCAATTATCAACAATTACCTTACAACGGGTGAAAAATTGGTGATGGAAACAGGAGTAACTACAAACTCTGTATATAAAACATTTAATACAACGGATATTGTTCCAGCTAAAAATGAAATTGTTACTACAGGATTATGGAGCAACGGAAATGGAACTTTATATGAGTTTTATACGGGTTCTACAAGTAATATTGCTGGTCATAATGGTTCAAGTGCAAGTAAATACTATTATAACGTATATAGTGGAGATCCTGCATTAACTTCTTCTTTAGGAGTTGAATTTGCGGTATCATACGGACATATTAGTGGTGCAGGAGCCCCAACAACAGCAGCTGACCCTAATGCAACTTTATCTACACAAGCTACATATTTTCAATATAGAGCATTATTGACAGATACGGGTGAAAACAAATTCCGTTTTTATGATGGAACAACTCAAGATGGATATGCATCGGATGATATCTATGTAATTAACGTAGCACGTTCTAATTATAGAGAAAGAATAGATGCAGGAAACTGGGAAATTAGTTTAAGTGGTTCTAATGGAGAATTTACATTTATTGATAATAGTGGTGAAAAATTCAATATCACAAATAGTGGTACAAATGAATTTAATATTGTAAGTGGAACATTAAATTTAGGAACAAATAACGATGCTACTATCTCAACTTATACTGCATCAAACGGATATGGTTTTGGTAAATTTTATCCTGATTATGGTGTATTAGTATTTAATCCTAGTGCATTATCTAATTTAATAGGTAGCGAATTAACTCCATCTGGTTCTTATATATCAGATGAATATAACCATAAAAAATTATTCAACGCAATTAAAAAGGGTGAATATTTTGAAGCAAGAAGAATAGAAAATGTATCAACAGCACATTATTTTGTAAGAGTTAATAATAGAGAATTTAACTTCTCAAATAATCCAACATTTGTAGATGCTACTGGTTCATTTACAGAACCAACATTTGTGGTTGAACCTATGACTTACATTACAACAGTAGGTTTATACAACGATGCAAATGAATTATTAGCAGTAGCAAAAACTTCACAACCAATTGCAAAATCATTTAGTAAAGAATTATTATTAAAAGTTAAATTAGATTTCTAATTATAATATAACATATAACCTAATGACCCACCTTTTGGTGGGTTTTTAGTTAAAGAGATATTTATATACGATATGTTAAAACAGATACCAAAATCAGATATTAATATTAGACCATTTAAAGCTTACAAAAGATGGGCTGCAACTGAGAGTGATGGGTGGTTAAAAAAATTAATTGCAAAAGATTATAGTTCAAGTGATATTTCAACTTTAACAGACGAACAGTTGAAAGAAAATGGATTGTATCATCAATTAAAAACAATGTATTATAATGCAAATAATTCATTAAATCCATTTATATCATATGGTACATTTAAGCCTATTTACACAGAAAATGAATTAGGGAAACAACGTAATTTAAAAGAAAGAGCATTAGTATTTACTATTCCGCAAATTAAATTTGGAGAAGAAATAAAACCATTATCATTTCAATTATATAATGAAAATTTAAATGAAACAATATATGATGATGGATTTGGAAATTTAATATCAAATCTCAATGAATTTGATTTTATATCAATTGATTTTCAAAATGATGATTTTTATTTTTTAGATGCAACAAATAATGAAATAGTATTAAAAATTATTTCTATTAATTTAGAAAATGGTAGCATGTTGTTGCAAGACGAAGATATATTTTTAGATGTTTTGGTAAATTTTCAAACAAATAAAATTACATTTTTAGGAATATTTACTAATTCAAATTTAGAAAAAGGAATTATAGGGAATCTTATATATTCACATGGCATTGTAATAATTACAGGTGATTCTAATGAAGGTGGAAATAGAGAAGATATTCCTACGTTTGATTTATTGTTTAAATCTACAAATACAATATATGAAAACGAATATTTAATCGTAGTAGGTGAAGATGAATTTAATGCTTCAACAAATCCAACTGCAATAACAGAAACTAATGTTGAAGTTGGTACAATATATCTAAATACAATAACCAAATATCAAATAGATGCATCTGCAGCAGATTTATTAGGTGGTGATGGTGGATTTGTACGTTATACTGATGATGGTGGTAATGAAGTAACATTAGCAATAGATACAAACACTATTTATGATTTTTTTGCTAGAGAAATTTTAGAGGATGGTTTGATTGGGTGTTCGTTACAAAAATTTAGTGATAATGTGGTAAAATGGAGAAATAGTGACAAATACCAAAAGGATATGTTTTTAGAATATGAATATAGTTCATCAATTGATCCAACTGGAAGTTATGTGGCACCTTATATTACAACAATTGGGTTATATGATGAAAATATGGAAATGGTTGCAGTAGCTAAATTAGCAACACCTGTAAAATCAATGCCTGATTTACCTGTGAACTTTTTAGTTAGATTTGATACATAATGGTTAGAATTTATTACAACATTTTTGCAAAACAAGGTGTACTTCCAATAGTAGAAGAACAAATTTCATTAATAGAAAAACACTTTAATTTTGATTACGAATTAAATATAGGAATTTGTTTAGAGAATGAAATAAAAGTGTTAGATGATATATGTCATTTTTTAAGAAATAAAAAAAGAATTATTAGAGATTTACAAACAGCCCACTCAGAATGGTGTACATTAAATCTTATAGAAGGTGATAAGGAAAAATTTCAAGATAGTGATATTATAATTTATATTCATACAAAAGGAATTACTCATTTTGATAAATCTAATTATAATTCAATTGTTACATGGAGACAAATGATGAATTATTTTTTATTAGAAAAAATAGATAATATTAAAAAAATATTAGATAATAAAAATTATAATGTTTATGGTGTAAGTAAACATGAATATGATTGGGATAAACCGTTTTGGTTTATGACAGGTAATTTTTGGGCGGTTAGTGGTGAATACGCAAAATCAGTAGATACTAGAATTGGTGATAGAACTATAAGAACGGATGTTGAAAACAGATTTTGGGGATTAGGAAAAAATCCATTAATTTATGAAGCATATCCAATTAGAAAAAATATAGATTTTAATAATACCTATTTTAAAAGAGAAGATTACGAAATAAAATAAATAATTATATTTATATAAAACAAAAGGAATTTAAGCTATGGCAATAAATGGCGTACAATGGAAGGGTTCAATATTAGATACCTACAAAGATAATAAAAAGTTTGGTGGTGAATATGTTGGGTTTGATAATGCTAAAGCAGCAGGTGGAACTGCACCTGTAACAACTGACTTTATTAAAGGTATAACTCCACAAGAAAGACCTGTTAAATATAAGGGTGATGCTAGTTCAGGATTTACTGCAAATTTAACTCCTGGTGATAAAAATTTTAGTTTGTTCAATATGATTAATGAAGGCGGACAAACAACTAACGCAGATTTTGATCCATTAGATATTAATAACGATTATAAATACAATGGTGCAAATATTACAGGATTTAACTCTGTGAAAAGATACAAAAAACCTACAAATCCATAAGGTTAATGACAAAGAAAAAGGTTACAAAAAAAAGTTCAAAATGGGTAGGAAAAAAGAATGGATTTAAATCAGGTCTTGAGGAGTCTATATCCCAACAAATCGAAAGTAAAGGTATTAAAGTTGAATATGAGTCCGAAAAAGTGGCTTATATTATACCTGCTTCTGAACATACTTACAATCCTGATTTTAAGTTACCCAATGGTATTAGGGTAGAAACGAAAGGTAGATTTGTTCTTGCAGATAGGAAGAAACATTTATTAGTAAAGGAACAAAATCCTAATTTAGATATTCGTTTTGTATTTACGAATTCCAAAAACAAAATTAATAAAAAATCCAAAACAACTTACGCAGATTGGTGTGAGAAAAACGGTTTTAAATATGCCGATAAAACCATACCAGATAAGTGGTTTGATGAATAAGTTATATGTCAAAAGTGTTGATAGAACGATTTGTAAAAGAATATCCAACACACATTGATTACGTTAGAAGGTTAAAAGAAGAGTTTGAAATAATTGAGGCAAAGGGATTTGTAGAAACCTATAAACAAGTGTGGGATATTGTACAAGTTATCAAACGAAGAAATTCACTTTGGTTATTAAGAGGAAGTGGTGCTAGTTCATTGGTAGCATACTATATGGGTATTCACGATATAGACCCCATAAAAGAAAATATTCCGTTAGAAAGATTCTTAAATTGGACAAGAGAAGACCAGCCTGATTTTGATATTGATGTACCATACGATGTAAGAGATACAATACTTTCAGATGTGGGTGAGATATATCCTAATATGGTTTCTCGTATTTCAAACAGAGTAAAATATTCTGAAAAAACTGCATTAAGAGAAGCAATCCGACAATGTGGTTATCGCAAGTTCGTTCCCAAATATTTTAAAGTAGAAAAGATTTTTAGTGACAAAGAAACACAACAAAAGTGTTATCAGATTGCCGAAGAATTAATGGGTACACAACGAAATTGGAGTAAACATTGTGGTGGTATTGTAATTTGGAAAGATGGTATACCTGAAGATTTAATTTTAAAAGAAAACCAAATAGCAGTAGATAAATACGATGTTGAAGATAACAATTGGATAAAAATTGATTTACTTTGTAATAGAGGGTTAGCACAACTAAGAGAATTAGATCCACAAACTAAATTATGTGATTATCCATTTGATGATAAACTTACATCAGAATTATTATGTAGTGGTGATGTATTAGGGTTGACACAAAGTGAGAGTAGAACAATGAGAAAAACTATTCTAGCTATCCAACCAAAGAATATGTACGATGTTGCATTAGCATTAGCACTTATCAGACCTGCAGCAGCGGATGGTGGTAGAAAGGCAAGTTATTTTAGAGATGGAAAAGCAATGTTTGTGTATGATGAAGATGCACTTACATTTATATCATCGGCAGTTGGATGTACACTTTCAGAAGCAGATAGGTATCGTAGAGGATTTGCAAATTTAAGACAGGATATAATAAAAGAATTTAAAGAAAGATGTAATAATAAATCTGTATTAGAAGAATTAACACATCTTCGTAAATATTCGTTTGCAAAAGGACATTCAATAGCATACGGTCAAATGGTTTGGGCATTAGCATATCATAAAGCACGTAATCCTAAAAAGTTTTGGGAAGCAACACTTAAACATAATCAATCATCATATAAAAAGTGGGTACACAAAAGAGAAGCAATAATCAATGGTGTGCAGTTACAAAACGATAATAGTGGTACAATATACGATCAATTAACAAAGACAGGATGGTGGGATAAAAAGGAGTTCTTACCTGATATGGGGGTTGAAACGGAAGGTAATCAAACATATTTTGTAGGATTAGTAGCAAATTTTAGAAAGTTAAACCGATATGGTAAAAGTTGTGTGTTGATGACAATTGGGGTTGGTAATGGAAAATATTTAGATTTAGTAATTACAAAAAAATATCCGTTTGGTTATTATAGTTGTATTGAGGGTTGGGGAATTGAAAAAGAACAATTTAATTCAACATTTATAGAAGTACAAGATTTTAGACCTTATAATTTAGTGGGAAGTACAGAAAAGAAACTAGAAAACTTTTTTATTTAAGGTATTTTTTTTGTATATTTGATTAATGGAAATAATACAACTATTTGACAAGTATTTAGGTTCACATCTTACTCTTAAAAAGAATGAGTATGCGTATTATTGTCCATTTTGTCATCACCACAAACAAAAATTACAGATAAACGATAAATCACATAAGTTCCATTGTTGGACTTGTAATGCGGGTGGTAACTTACATTATTTAGGAAAAAGAGTTGGTATGAATGATACCGATTTAATTAATCTATCTAGTTTTACCGGAACATATTCAAAGATATTAGAAAAAATAAAAAAGAATAATAACGATTGGATTACAACAATAAAAGATATATTAGAAAATTTAGATGAAATGGTTGATGAAGAAGATGATTCACATTCAACTTTATTATTACCTGAAGAATTTATTTCTGCATTAGATTTAAGTTATAATTTAGAATCTCCAATTGAAGGACAAGCAATTGCATATTTAAAAAGAAGAGGTATAAATAAAAAACATATTATCAGATATAACATTGGTTTTTGTAAAACGGGTTTGTATGCTGGTAGAATTATAATACCTTCTTATGATAAAAATAATCAATTAAATTACTTTATAGCAAGAAGTATATTTGTGGATGAAAAACAAAAGTACAAAAATCCTCCTGTTAGTAAAGATGTAATTGTATTCGAAAATCAAGTAAATTGGAATGCACCTATTACTTTATGTGAGGGTGTATTTGATGCAATAGGTCTAAAAAGAAATGCTATACCGTTATTGGGTAAATTTATACAAAAAAGGTTAGATAACGAATTAAAGAGTAGAAAACCTGAAATGGTTTATATATGTTTAGATAATGATGCTCAAGATGATGCGTTAAACTTATATGATAAAATTAAATCATATGTAAAGTCGGTGAAAAACATTAAGTTAGATGAGAAAGATGCTGGTGAAATTTCCTTCCAAAATATTTTGAAATATCAGAAAAAATCCGTAACTTTGAGTTGGGAAAGCTTATTAAAAGAAAAACTATATAATATAAGTTCTTCCATTTTAAAATAAGATATGAATAAAATAAAAAGAATTTATCATATCGCAGACATTCATATTAGAAACTTAAAAAGACATCAAGAGTATAGAGAAGTTTTTGATAGATTGTTTGATGATATTAAGAAAAGAGGAGTTGAAGACTCCTTAATTTATTTAGCGGGTGACCTAGCACACGCTAAATTAGAAATGTCACCTGAGTTAGTAAATGAAATAAATTACTTCCTTAAAAGGTGTAGTGAATTAACCCATACCATTTTAATTGCAGGAAACCACGATTGTAATCTTAACAACGTAGGTAGATTGGACGTATTGAGTCCAATTGTAGATGCACTTAATTTACCCAATTTAGTTTATCTAAGAGATACTTCTACCTATGTTTATGGTGGAGTTAGATTTGATACTTTTTCTATCTTTGATGATAAAGAAAATTGGAAATTTGATGAGTTAAATTCAGATACAATTAACATTGCTTTATTTCACGGACCTATTTTAGATGCAACAACCGATATAGGATTTACTATTTCTTCTCGTCATTTTACAACAGAAATGTTTGATGGATATGATTTGGCTCTTTTAGGTGATATTCATAGAAGGCAACAAATGATTTCACCAAAAGGATGTAAAGTAGTCTATCCTGGTTCATTAGTTCAGCAAAATCATGGTGAGAAATTAACTGAACATGGTTACGCTATTTGGAATTTAGAAGATTTATCAGTTGAATATGCAGATGTTCCAAATGATTATGGTTATTATACTTTAATGGTAGAGAATGGTGAAGTACCTGATGTAACCGATATGCCTAAGAAACCAAGATTAAGAGTTTTGGTATCTAAGACAGATGCATCAGATATGAAAAGAGTAACAACCGAAATTAAAAAGAAATATAAGGTTGATGAATTTACGATCACACGTACCGATACATTAGCAAGATTAAGGACTGGTAATAGGGATGGTAAATTAAATGTAGGTAATGTAAACGATGCACAATATCAATCGGGTCTTATTAAAGATTATCTAACTAGAAATTATATGTTAGATGATGATACATTAGGTAAGATTGAAGATTTAAATAATAAGTTAAACAAACGTTTGACTGATGATGATTTAGTAAGAAACATACTTTGGAAACCAATTAAGTTTGAGTTTTCTAATATGTTCAGTTATGGTGAGAATAACATAGTAAACTTTGAAAATATGAAAGGTTTATTGGGTGTATTTGCTCCAAATGCTAGTGGTAAATCTTCTCTATTTGATGCATTATCTTTTTGTATCTTTGATAAAAGTAGTAGAGCATTTAAAGCACAAAATGTATTAAATAATCGTAAATCAGAATTCTTTTGTAAGTTAGAGTTTGAAATCAATGAAGAAAGATTTTTTATTGAGAGAACTGCTAAAATGAATAAGAAGGGTGATGCTGTTAAAGTAGATGTTCAGTTTTACAAAATGGAAGGTGATGAAGTAGTATCACTAAACGGAACAGAACGTAGAGATACCGATAAGATGATTGAAAGTTATTTAGGAAAATACGAAGATTTCGTTTTAACTGCATTATCTTTACAGGGTAACAATTCATTATTCATTGATAAATCACAATCAGAAAGAAAAGATTTATTGGCTCAGTTTATGGGTATTAATGTATTTGATAAATTGTATGATTTAGCAAGTGAAGACATTAAAGAAGTAGCAGTTCTATTAAAAAATTTTAAGAGAACTGATTTTACAACAGAATTGGCAAATGCAGAAAATAAGTTAGAAGAATTAGAAGAACTATACGAAGAAGAAGAAATTGAGAAAGAAGGTTACGAAGATAGACAAGAAGAATTAAACGAACAGATTAATGAATTATCTGCTCAGTTAATTCCTATTGATGGTAATTTAAACGTAACACAATTAAGTGATAAGAGAGATGGTGTTTTGAGAGCCATAAAAAATACTGAAAATGTAATTGAAACAAAAGAAAGCAATATTAAAACTTATAGTGAAAAGATTGAAGAACTTTCGGATGTTATTAAACAAAAAGCTAAATCAGATGGTATTGATATAGAAATCGCGTATTCAAATTTACAAGAAGAACAAAAGAAATTAGTAGAAGCAGAGAAAGTATATTCAAATGCAAAAGTATATTTGAGTTTAGCAGAAGAAAAAATTAAACACTTAGATAATCATCAGTACGACCCTAATTGTAAGTTTTGTTGTGATAATACATTTGTTAAAGATGCAATGAATGCAAAAAATGCATTGCCGGAATTACAACAAATAGTTACAGATGCATTAGTAGATGCTACCTCTATTCAACAAACGTTAGATAGATGGGAAGGTATAGAAGAACAATATAATGAATATAAAGAACTAAAAGAAAAACATCAGAAAGCTAAAATCATTATAGATAGAGCAAAGGCAGAATTAGCTACACAACATAAAGATTTAGAATTACAACAAAAGAATTTAGAAACTGTTGAATCTGATATTGAAAGATACCATGCTAACGAAGCAAGTATTCAAAACAACGAAAGATTAAATAATGAGATTGAAACTAAAAGAAGTGAGTTAGGTAGTGTAACAAAAGATTTAAGAGAAATTAATCAAAAGTTATTGAGTGCAAATGCAGATATAGCAAAAACAAAAGGTTATATCCAATCAGTTGTAGATAAGATGGAAGAAGCAAAAGGATTGGAAGAGCAGTTCAAAATCTATGAATATTACTTAGATGCAGTTAAGAGAGATGGTGTATCATATGAATTAATTGCAAAGGCTCTACCTGTGATAGAAGGTGAGGTTAATAACATTTTACAACAAATTGTAGAGTTTGGTATCGTATTTGATATGAGTGGTAAAAATGTGAACGCTAGGATTGTATATGAGGATCAACATTGGCCATTGGAAATGTGTAGTGGTATGGAGAAGTTTATTAGTGGATTGGCAATCAGAGTTGCACTTATTAATGTATGTAATTTACCTCGTCCTAATTTCTTAGTGATTGATGAAGGATTTGGTACATTAGATAGCGATAATTTACAATCTATCTTTATGATGTTTGATTATCTTAAAACACAATTTGATTTTATTAATATCATTTCTCATTTGGATGCAATGCGAGATATTGTAGATACTTTGGTTGAGATTAAAAAAATAGATGGGTTCTCACAAATACAATATAAGTAATATTTATTCGTATGATAGATTTTCCTTATAAAATTTTTCAAATAGAAGATTTTTTAACGAGAGCAGAATTTGAAAAGTTACAAACATTAGTAGCACATTTTTATATACCATTTGATTATTTTAAATGTCATTATAAATCTTTAGCATGGTCTAAAAGAGTAGAAACAAAACTTATAGAAACCGATATTAATTTTTATAACTCTTTGTTAAAAAAAGAATATCTAAATTATAATGATTTTTCTTATTTAAATGAATTTAACCAAAAATTTGGATTTTCTAAGGAAGATTATTTTAATTTTTGTATGATGTATCGACAACCATTTAATAGTTTAAAAGATGATATTGTATATTTTTTTAATTCCGAAATAGAAGAATTATATAAAAAAGCATATAAAAATATTTTAGAACATTTATTTGATACTGAGTTGAACTTAAGTGGTGTGAGAATAAATTTTGGACATATTAATGTTTATCCAAAAAATTCTTTCATTAAAGATCATACCGATGAAACTACAAATAACGATAGATTATTTACTACTTTATTTTTTATAAATTCAAATAGAACGATAGAAGATGGATCGTTATTAAAAATATTTTCAGAAAATGATGTTATAGAAATAGTTCCAGATTTTACAAAAGTTGTTATATTGGAACAAAAAATTTATAATTATAGGCATGAAGTCACTACAAATTATAGTGATAGAGTACGATATTCAATTTATACTCCTTTAAATGATGAACTATATAACCAATATACAACAAAATGAATATAGAAAAAAATAATTTATTAAAATCAAATGGTTGTTATACGGATAAATTAAATCAAGAAGACTATAATATTCTTAAAAATATTTTCATAAACCACCAAGAAGGAAATTTTACAAACGCATGTCATACTGGATATGGAAATAACTATTCTAATAATACTCCTTTTAAAGAATTAAAATCTAAAAAAATAGATTGTTTAGAAAAAAATACAGCTTGGCAATATTGGTATTTTGATTCATCTATCAGATGGGAAAAGGATGAGTTTGAATGGTTTAAAAATATATGTAATAAAATTGTTGTGGAATTATATCCGATTGAAGTATTTTCAAAATTTGATCAAATAAAACATATTAATTACACTTTGTTTGATAAAGGATGTTTCATAAAAAACCACAGAGATGGTGGTAGTGGTGCCGCATTATGTAATATTTTATTTTATTTAAATGAAGATTATAAAGAAGGTGATGGTGGTGAATTGGTTGTAGAAAAAGAACATATTATAAAACCTGAATTTGGAAGATATGGCGTTATTGATTTTTACTATTCAAATCCGGAACACCAAGTAACACCAATATTAAACGAAACATTTGAAAGAAAAACGTTTCTTACATCAATACCTTTAATTGAAACGTTACATTATCCAGAGAACAAATATTTATAACAAAGAATATTTGTTTAGCATATGGCAGTTGAAATAAAAGTTGCACCTGATGAAAAATTAGAATTAGTTCAAGTTCTAATAGAAGATACCAACCCAACATCAGAATATTTTAATATTACAGAACTTCCTGATACATTATCAGGAGGTAAAAATGCGTTCCTAATAGCAGGTTCTGATAAACTTTTGTCTAATACAGAAGTAAAAGTACAAATTAGAGATGCTAATGGAAAGGTTCTTTATCATGAATTTTCAAATGGATATCCAGTTGATTATTATGAAGGAAATTCTAAGGTATGTGCTGTTTATGTATATCCAACTGATACTGCATTTGGACCAGCTACAATTACGATATTAGGTCAACTAAAAGATACACCAATTGAATGGAATAATAGATATAGTGTTAAATGGACAAAAACCATTAATATTAATCCTGCACTTCCAAATACAACAAGAGTAAGATTTTATAAAAGACCAAAAGTTACGATTACAGAATTATTAGAACCTCTATATTCAATTGTAAGTGGTAGTAAAGTTGCATCATTAGTAACACAATCATTTGCAAGTATAACTGTAAATCAATTAGAAACATTCGCAGGTGATGTAGCAAGAGTAAAAGTATTTAGAACATCTGCGGGAGATATATCAGATTATGAGTTAATACAAGATATTGGTATTGAATCTAGAAATTTATTAACCACATATGAATTAAGTAGTAGTGTGGTTGCAAACGCGGGTTTATTTACATCAGAATCTTTAAGTGCGGTATGGAATACAAGTTCATTAAACGCAACATTAAATTCTACATGGGTGGATGATGGCGTAGAATTAACAGGTAGTGGAACATTAAAATATACATCTTCATTGAACCTATTAGCTTCGAATACATATGAACTACAACTAGATGCATTTTATACTGGTTCACATGAAAGAAATTTAGTAGCATATATAAGTGGTACACAAAACGGAGAGTTTCCAATTACAACATTTACTGGTTCAATACCAACCAAAAATTTTGGAACAACTACGACAGCATTTACAATACCAAAAGATGAGCCAACTGCAAGTTTATATTTTTCACAATCTAGCGGAACTAATCAATGGCATATTGGTAATATAAGTTTAAATCTTTCACAAGATACTGCATTTTCTCCAAACGAAATTAGTTTTATTACATCTATGCCGACGGTATTGGGAAACGAAACATTTAATTTTAAGTTTGAGTTTTATGATATAAACAATAATTATGTTCCAGTAGCCGTAACTGCAAGTGCTTTATTTAATGGTGGTAATAACAATATAGGTGGAACTTTAATAATAATAAGTTCATCAACATCCGCATCAAATGCATATACAAGTGAATTTTCTCAATCATATTTTAAAGATGTTTGGAGTGGAAGTAATTCATTAAGTGGAAGTTTAACAAGCAGTATTTCTAAATCAGCAAGTGAAGTAAGTGCATCATCCGCTAATTTTATTATATTAGTTAGTGGTTCATTAAGTTCATCTATAAATGTAGTAAGTGGAAGTGTATATAATTTAAGTTCATCTGTAAGTACATCTTTATCTAATTTAAGTAGTTCGATTTATACGGCACAATCAAATTCATTGTATAATGTTTATTCTGCATCGCAATTTTTAGATACATTTATTTTTACCGATCAAAATGGTAAATTAAATCAACCACCAACTGCCAGTGGAAACGGTTTATTTTTAGGTTCAACTTATTTAGGATTTTATAGTTCAAGTGCAACTTCATCTACAAGTGGTTGGAAAACCTATATGGATAACCAGGGTGATTTTTATTTAACGGGTTCAAATGGGCAATTTTTAGCATGGGCAGGTCAATTAGGAACACTACAAGTTCAAGGACAAATTAATATACAAGAAGGTGGGATTACAAACGCTGCAACAAAAGCGGGAGTAACTGCAAGTGTTAATAGTGGAACATCATCCTTAAGTGCTTCGATAACACCAAATATATTTACAGATGTTAGTGGAAATATAGTAAGACCACCAAACGTATTAGTAGGTACATCGAATGGTTTATATTTAGGTAGTACAAATTTAGGATTTTATAGTGGTAGTAGTTGGAAAACATATATGGATAATACCGGTAATTTCTATTTAAGTGGAACTGGTTCTAATTATCTTACATGGCAAAATAATGTTTTAACTATTGCAGGTGCAATTAATATTGTTGGTGGAAACGCAGCAACAACATCATCGGTTAATACTATATCAGCATCGGCATGGGGATCATACACATCAGCATCTGCATACTCATCATCAATATATACGACTACAAATAATTTAGATAGTAGAATATTCAATGATACTGTCGGTTTAATAAATAAAACAGCAACACCATCCGGTGCAGGTTTATATTTAGGAAGTAAAAATTTAGGTTACTATGATGGTGGAAAATGGTCATCATTCTTAAGTTCATCGGGTATATTTTATTTGACAGGAAGTGCAGGTGGGAATGCATTATTATGGGATGGTTCAAATCTTACAATCAATGGAACAATAAATGTAACGGGTGGAACAGCAGCAACATCGGCAAGTGTTTATAGTGTTGCAACTACATCAGCAAATACAGCATATACAAATGCATCTGCAAGTGCTTATACCCAAGCGGGAGCAGCATATACAAATGCATCTGCAAGTGCTTATTTGCAAGCAAGTTCTGCATATACAAATGCAAAAGCAGTAGCGGATTCAATTGCATCTGGTTCAAGTAATGGAACATTTATAAACGGAAGTAGTGTAATATCACCAATTATAGCAGGTAATTTAGGATACTTTAGTGGTAAAGTGACGGTAGGTAGTGGAGCAAACCCAATTGTATTAGATGCTACAACCGCAACTAGAAGAATATATGTGGGAACAGGTACATATAATAATACCAATACAGCTGTTTATATGGATGGTGCTGGCCAATTTTCATTAAAAGATAAACTTACATGGGATGGAACTACATTAAGCATTAATGGAAATATAACAGTAGCAGGCGGTAATGCTGCAACATCAGCGAGTGTATATACTGTTGCAACAAATGCTGCAAATAGTGCAGAATCAAATGCAATAAGTTCAGCAAGTGGAAGTGCATATACGATGGCAACCACTTCAGCAAATAGTGCACAATCAAATGCAATAAGTTCAGCAAGTGGAAGTGCGTGGACAATGGCAAGTGCTGCATATACAAATGCAAAAGCAGTAGCAGATTCAATTGCCGCTGGAACATATAGTGGTGGAACGTTTATAAGTAGTACAACCATTGCATCACCAATCATAGCAGGTAATTTAGGTTATTTTAGTGGAAAAGTAACGGTTGGTAATACAAACTCAATTGTTTTAGATGCAACAACAGCAACAAGAAGAATTTATGTTGGAGCGGGAAATTATAATAACACAGATACATCCGTATATTTAGATGGAAGTGGCCAATTTTCATTAAAAGATAAATTAAGTTGGGATGGTTCTACACTAAGTATTAATGGTACTGTAACTGCAACTCTTGGTTCTATTGGTGGTTGGGATATTGCTACTGATAAATTGAAATCAACTGATAATATTACTAGATTAGATAGTACAAACAAAGAATTTGCAGTGATGGATTCTAGTAATACAAATTATTATAGAGTTAGAATTGGTAATACACATCCTACAATGGAATGGCCAGCAGGAACTGGATTTATTGGTACACCACAATTAAATTCCTTTACTGAAATAGTACCAGGTGGTATTAGATTAACAGCCGGTGTAGCACCAACAAGTCAAGTGGTTTATAGCCAAATGGATGGTTATTCTGGAAGTACAGGAATAGGTGTGGGTATTAAATTTTATTCAGAAGTAGCAGGAACAAATGCATCATCGCCGATTTATATTGCTATGAATAATAGTACCGGAACTACTAATTCATTGTCTAGTATATATACAAATGGTGGAATGTATATTGAAAATACATCCGATTTAAACCAGGGATTTGCAACAATTGCAGCAGGTTCTCACTATTTTGCAGGACCAGGATTAGGAACGGGTGGAAGTACCAATATACATAATCAACTTTATTTAACTAGTGTAGTTTTAAATCCATCTAATCCAGGTACAAATGATACTCTTAAAATTGTAAGAAGTAATGGATATGTATTTTCAAGTTCATCATCGCGTAAAACAAAAAATATTTTTGGAAATTGGAAAGAAAACGAAAATGTATTAGAAATTATACAAAAAGTTCCTGTTGAAAGATTTAAATATAAAAAATGGGCAGATGATGAAGTTGAAACATTTGGTTTAATTGCAGAAGATTTACATAATAACGGTTTTTGGCAAGCCGTAACATATGAAGCAGATAAAAATGGTAAAGCAATTTATGAAGAAGAAAAAGTTTCGGGTATTGATTATGAAAAAGTAACATCAATTTTGTGGAAAGCAGTTCAGGAATTAACAAAAAAAGTAGAATTATTAGAGAATAAATTAAAATAAAGTTATGAAACAATTAAATTACAAAGGAAATGATGGCATAGATTGGGAAATTACCATTAATTATGATAATACACAAGATGTAGAAAATACAGGAAAAGAAGTAGTATTAGTAAAATCAAATGAAACATCACTTCAATTCACATACCCTTTTCAGCCAGTTTTATTAAAATTTAAAATAGAACCAACAAAGACTAATATTGATGGTACTATTTCATATGGTTGTTTAAAATACGATGATGAAATCGTATGTTCATTTGATCCTGAATTATAAAGTAAAATATGTTTGATGTTTTAGTTACAACGGGCGCCGGAAATGTTACATTTGGTGGTAGTGATATTTGGGTAAACAAATTTATAGAATATGTAGTACCATATTTAAACTACCCTATTGTTCTGTTAATTGATAGTAAAAAGCCAGTTGGATTTAATCCACTATCTATTCCTTGTAAATATGTGTTTACAAAAGAAGCACCATTGTTAGTAGAACCAATATTAAGAAATGCAAGAAAAATACATTTTTTACATAACAACTATTTCCGTAGAGATGAATTGTGGGAATATAAACATAAATTTCATACCATATTTTGTCACGCTTATATTAAAGAAATTATAAATACAAATATAGATTTAGGATTAGATAGAGTTTGGTTACCTACTACTATGGATTTACAATGGGAACAAGATGTATTAAATCAATGTAAAAAAATAATTTGGATAGGATGTAATAATGGAATGGTTCAAAAAGATTTTAAAAATAAAACTATTAATATACCAAACTATTATGAATGGAAAGAACAAAGAGAATATAAATGGGAAAGTGAAAAAATAGGATATGCAGCAAGAAGTGAAACTCGTAAATGTTTTCATTTTTTAGATGGTATGAAAGGATTTGCATGTACGGATAAAATAGGGTTTGAAAATTTAAAAGAAGGGCTAAACTTAGATTTACGAAAAATAAGATTTTATCCATATTCTTTGGAAAATCACAAAAATTTTTTTAACTTAGAGTTTACACCATTTCACGCTTGTTATGTAAATGAACCGTTTGGTTATTCTATATTCAACGCAATTGATTATGGTAAACTTCCAATTATACACAAATATTGGTTACCTAATATTGATTACAAATATAGAGCATCAACAAAAGAAGAATTTAAAAAAGTGTATCAAACAATGTGTAATGATTTTGAAGTAGAAAGACAATATTGGTTTGATAAACTAAAAGATGAATTAGAATCTTATACTAACAAAGAAGAATGGATTTATGAAATTGTAAACCTATTAAACAAATGATAATTAATAAAAGTTACGTTAAAGAATTTATTACAAATAACCAAGAATTTAATGAAGTTGGTGAAGAAGTTTTAAAAGATGTCCCATATCGTTGGTCACATGGTGCAACAGATGACCATCTCGGAGATGGGTTAATCGTATATTCACTAATTCAGTATATGAGAGCAAAGGTATGTGTATGTTTAGGAAGCGGTGGTGGATTTATACCTAGAATAATGACACAGGCTAGAATGGATTTACATTCTCAAAATATTTTTGAAGGAAACAATGATAAAAGTTGGGGTGATATTGGAACAACTTATGTTGTAGATGCGATGAATGGTATAGGTGGTAATGTAAATTGGTTTAAAGAAGAAAGTTTCTTTAGAAGATTATTTTCACCTAGAATTATAAATGACACAACTGCAAATGCATTTCATAATTTCTTTGTATTAAATGATATTAAGATTGATTATTTACATATTGATGCCGGTCATAGTTACGAAAACGTAAAAGAAGATTTTGAATTATATTCTCAATTAGTAAATGAAAATGGTATTATTTCAATTCATGATACTGACCCTAATTACGCAGATAAATACATAGTCACAAATGAGGTTAAAGACAGAGGTGATTTCGATGATTGGAATGGGCCGATTCAATTAGCAAAAGAAATAGATACTGAAAAATGGCAAGTGTTTGACCTATTCAATTTTGGTATCATAAAAAATAAACCGGCATCAACAGGATTAACTTTAGTAAGAAGAAAATGAAAATACTAATTACAGGTGGTTGTGGTTTTATTGGCAAAGCGTTAACCAAACGATTTTTAGATAAAGGGTATGAAGTTGATATTATAGATAATCTTTATATTGGAAAAGAAGCAGAAATAGTAGAAGGTGCTAACTTTTTAGGTGGTGATATTAGAGCAATGGGAAATATACCAAATAAACATTATGATTGTATCTATCATTTAGCAGCATATAGTAGAGTCTTACCTTCATACAAAAATCAAAACATTACATATTCAGTAAATGTAACGGGTACTAAAGAAGTATTAGATTATGCACTTAGAAATAATTGTAAAGTTATTTTCAGTAGTTCATCATCAATTCATCACTCTATATCACCATATTCAACATCAAAAAGAATGGGTGAAGAATTATGTAGATTTTATAGAGATGGATTAAAAATGGATATTACAATTGTAAGATTATATAACGTTTACGGACCAGGTGAATTAGTAGAATCACATATGGCAGCGTTGATTGGCAAATGGAGAAACCAAATTAAAAATAAAAAACATATAACAATACATCAATTAGGAATGCCTCATAGAGCATTTACACATATAGATGATGTAGTTGATGGTTTAGAAATACTTTTAACAACTAAGAAGAAAAACCTTTCAGGTTGGGAAATGGGAAATACAAAATCATATAGTATTATACAAATTTTTAAAATGTTTGAAGAGAAATTTGGAAAGTTAAAAGTTAGATATGCAGCATCTGTTTTAGGAAATTATAAAAACGGAAAACGATTAAATAATGATGTAGAAAAATTAAATTGGCACCCCAAAGATAAATTAAAAGAATATATAAATAGTTTATGACAAGATTAGTTACAGTTACAGGAAGTAGAACAAATACTCTTAACCATTTTTTTTCTTATTATGAAAATTTAGTAGATGAGATTTATGTGGTTGTGTACGAATGGGATGACATGAGTACATATGATGAAGTTAAAAAAATTGCATCAAATTTTCCAAATGTACAAATAATCAAACGTTCTAAAAAAGAAAAATTTAATTGGGAACATGTTACTCATTTATACAATCAAACTAAATTATTACATCCTAATGATTGGTGGATTGTAGCAGATGATGATGAATTTCATGAATATTCAAAGGATATAGATTCTATAATAGAAGAATGTGAAATAAATGGATGGGAATTAGTTAGAGGTGGTTTTGTAGATAGAATTGGTATAGATGGTGAATTTGTAGAGATAAAAGAAAACGAAGACATATTTAAACAATTTCCATTAGCAGGATTTTTTAGATATCCACTTTCGGGTGCATGCCCTAATAAAGTTTGTATAATGAAGGGATATGTAGAACTTACACCTGGTCAACATTACGCAAAAATAGACGGGCAAACAACTTGGAAATGGCAAGGTTGGAATCATCCATTAATTGCACCTACCGATAGATACAATGTTATAGTTAATCATTTTAAGTGGGATAGTACTTGTGTAGAAAGAATTAAAGCAGTTGCGGATATTAAAAAAGAACATTCTTATTCTAATGAATATCAGAAAATGTATGATGCTATAAAATCAAATAATTTTAAAATTGATATATATGATGAGAGGTTTATGATTGAAAATTGTGGAATATGGGGATATTCACACTGGGATAAACTTTTCAAAAAGATTCAATCAATTTAATTTGGTTTTATAGTAAAACTTCGTTACATTTAGGTATGGATAAACATAAATTAGCAATTATTGTTCCGTATAGAGATAGGAGAGAACATCTTGATATTTTCTTGCCACACATACAATCGTTTCTAAAAGATAAAAATTTTGATTATAAAATATTTGTAATTGAACAAAGCGATGATAAACCATTTAATTATGGAAAACTTTGTAACTCTGCATTTCATTTATTAAAAGATGAGTATGATTATTTCTGTTTTCACGATGTAGATATGTTACCAACATCAGATAAAGCAGATTATTCGTATAAAAAAATACCAACACATTTAGCAACAAGAGTACAAGTTCACGAAAATACCTTACCATATTTACAATACACAGGTGGTGTTTTTATTATTTCTAAAGAAGATTTTCAATCAATAAATGGATACTCAAATGAATATTATGGTTGGGGATATACGGATTTAGATTTATTATTTAGAATGGAACAAAACGGTATTAAATTAGATTCCGAATATGTTTATCCACGAATAGATAATAATTACGAAATAGATAGATTAAGAATTACTGATTCTATAAAAAAAGAAAAGATAACATATTTAAATTTTGATGGTGAAACACAAGTTGAAATTATACCAAATAAATTTTTAAAAGGAATTACCGCGGATTCATTTACAATTTCAGCCTGGATTAATTTTGATGAATTTGTTAAAGATGAACAATATGTTATTTCATTTCCAGGATTTAATAGTGGAATTTCTATTCAACCAGATAATACATTAAGATTTAATTTTTGGGGTAAAGATAAAAAATATTATTTTAATTATAGAAAATTAGCACCAAATCAATGGCATCACATTGTATGTATAATGGATTTTGATTCTAATAAACTACGATTGATAGTAGATACATTTGAAGAAGGTAAAAAACAAGATACTCTTACTGACTTTGAATTACCATTATGGGATTACACAAAAGATAAAATTTATTTAGGAGCAGGTTCACACAACAAAAATTTATTTAGAGGAAAGTTAGCAAATTTATATTTTTTTGATTATGTATTAAGTGATTCTGAAATCAAAAATTTGTATTTAAATGGATTAGTATTTAATAGAAAATTACAAACACAATTCGAACCAGTTGTAAAATATAGTTTTACAAAGTTTTATAAAAATTTTATAATAGATGAAACAAAAAATCATAATCACGCAACGGTTTATAATAACTTTGGTAGTAATTATTCAGCTTATTTAAAAGAAGATGAAATATTAAAAACTTCTAAAATAAAATTACCAAAAAGAATAGAAGCCAATTTCCAATCATTACCACATGAAAACGATACGGATATAGTAGAAAGATATAAATCATATGATCCTGACATTTTAGAAAATGGTGATATATTTTTTAATGATATATTAACAAAGAAAATTCCTACAAATAAAATAGGATTAAGTAATATTAAATTTAAATTAGTAAAACAAGAAAGTTTTGATAAAAAAACTGAATGGTTAAAAATTATTTTATGATAAAAGATTTATTAAATAATGAAACTTTTGTAAAAAAATTAGAGCAAATTGCAGAAGAGTTTCAAACATTAAAAGAAGGAAAAGGAGATTTTAAATTTTTCTTACCTAAATTTATTTTATGTATGGAAGGTTTAATGAAAATATATCATCCGAATGGTTCTAATACGTTTGAATATGTGTTACAATATGAAAAATTTGTTGTAGAAAGAGAAAAATTAAAACAAATAAAAGATAAGGTTTGGGTAGAAGGACATGAAAAAATAGTATTTGATGAAGTTATAAATAAATTATTAAATTATTAAAACAAATAATATGGCAGACAAAAAAACAGAATTATCAACAGAAGAAAGAGGTGTAAAGGCTTTAGAAAGTATTGCACACTCTATGCAAGACATTAGTGATTGGTTATACGATTTAGATACCGCAGGATGGTCTACAAGATTAGAATGGTATTTGAATGAATTTTATAACATAGCTAAAACTAAAAGTGTAGGTTCTTCTACAAGACCTGACAAGGGAATTGAAAGAGATTTTAATGAAGAATAAGAAATTAGCAATAATAGTTCCTTATAGAGACAGACAATCTCATTTAGAAGTTTTCGTTCCTTATATGCAAGAATATTTAAAGGATTACGATTACAAAATCTTTGTCATTGAACAAAATGATAATAAACCTTTTAATAGAGGTAAACTTCTAAATGTAGGTGCTAGAATTGCTATTAAAGAGGGGTTTGATTATTTTGCATTACATGATGTGGATATGTTACCCTTAAAAGGAGTGGATTATTCATATTCAGAAACACCTATTCATTTAGTTTCTAAAATAAACAAAGATATTCCATTTATGGATTATTTTGGTGGAGTTACTTTGTTTAATGTGCATGATTACAAACTTGTTAATGGATATTCCAATGAGTATTGGGGTTGGGGATTTGAAGATGACGATTTACTTTATAGATGCATTCAGAGAAATATTCCATTAGATAAAATTTCATTTGGTATTGAAGATAAAAATTATTTAATTAATTATTTTAAATTTGATGGAAAAAGTTCTTATGTAAAAGTTCCATACAAAAATTTAACATCAATCTTTAATAATGACTTTACAATTTCAATAAAAATAAAACCAGAAGATTGTAAAACTTCACTTAATACTGACTTTGATGAATATCAAATTGTATCAATACCAGGTAGAAATACAGGTATATCATATACATCATTCAAAAGATATAAAGGTGAAATGTGGACAAAAGATGATAAATCTATATCAATTCAAACCGAAATATTAAATGAAATTTGGTCACATTTAGTAATAACAAAAACAGATGATGAATTTTGTTTTTATATGAATGGTGAATTAGTAGATAAAAAAGAAATAACTGAGCAAATATTTCCATATGATGTGGATTATTTGTATTTAGGTGCTGGTAATCCTACATTAGATACTAATCAATTTTATTTTAAAGGATTAATAGCAGAGTTCGCTATTTGGAATATTGCATTAGATGAAAATAATATAAAAGATATTTATGAAAATTCTTTGTATAAATCTATTGTAAATGATTTTAAAAAATATAACAAATCAAAGTTTTTAAAATGTTATTATGATTTTAAAAATTTTAAAGGTGATATATTACAAGATTTAAGTGGAAATAAAAATAATGGATTGATTTATAACTGTGAAGATGATGTAATGTTAGATAAATTTCAGACAGATATAATTGTACCAATTCGTAGAGAAGGTAAATTTAAAACATTAAAACATACTTCCAATTCTACAATAGGAAATAATTGGGTACATTCTGAAACTAGAAAAAATCAGGAAAGATTTTATAATGAAATGAAGGGAAATGTTGTAGATTTGAGTATAGATGGATTAAATACCTGTGTGTATAAAGAAGTAGAACGAGAAGATATAACAAATAACGCAATAAAAATAAAAGTTAATTTATAATGCATAAGTTAGGTGTTTGTGTACCATATAGAAATAGAGAAGCTCATTTAAAAGAGTTTTCGCCTAGAGTTCATAAATTCTTAGAAGAAAGAGGTATTGAACATAAGATTTATTTTGCACATCAATGTGATGATAAATTGTTCAATCGAGGTAAGATGAAAAACATAGCCGCAAAACACGCATTTGATGATGGATGTGATTATATAGTTTGGCATGATATTGATATGGTACCCGAAGATGATTCTTGTGATTATAGTTACAATCCTGAGAACCCAAAGCATTTGGCAGTAAGAATATCACAAACGGATTATAACCTTAAATATGAGGAATATTTTGGAGGTGCAGTACTATTTACAAAAGAACAAGTAGAAGCTACAAATGGTTACTCAAATGATTATTGGGATTGGGGTATGGAAGATGATGATTTATTTTGGAGATGTGTATTAACTGATAATGCAGAACAACATTATTTACCAATAATTAAAAATCAAAAATACGGATATTTTAATGGACGTAATTCATATGTAAAAATAGAACCAACAAGAACTATTCGCAATATATGTTCACGTTCACATTCAGTTTCTATTTTAGTTAAAGCACATCAACAAGAAGAAAAAGTGCCTATCTATTTAATCGGTGATGAAGATAGAAGATTTTGTGAATATCCTGTATTTCGCAGACCCGGACATGATTGGGGTATATCTTATAATAATAGTAGAGCATTTACTACAATGTTATGGAACAATGAAAGAGAATTTTTATACCTATGGGCTAAAAGATATGAACAACAATGGACATGGGTAACATTAACGGTTGATGATGATAGCAAACAGATATCACTTTATATTAATGGTAGAAAGAGTGATGCACGATTCGGAACAGGCGTTACATCACCAATGGAATATAATGGATTATTAAAAAGATATGGTACAGAACCTTATTATATAGGAACGACAACATCAGTAGGGATAGATGAGGTTAATAGGTGGTTTAAAGGGGATATTGCAAAAATTATGATGTGGGACAGATGTTTAGAAGAAAATGAAATAATGGAGTTCCCAGAAGATATGGTGGCACATTATGATTTTAATAATACAAATGGAAATATACTAGAAGATTTAACCGATAATGGAAATCACGGCGAAATCTATGATGTTGAAATAAAAGAAGAAGATATTTTAAAAATTCATCATACTATCTTACCTTTCCGTAGAGATGGTAAGTTTGAATGTTTACCACATCAAACCGAAGGATTAATAAGTGTAGGTGGTGTTGATAAATGGGCAAAAGGTGAAACAACTGCAAGAAATGAAAGAAGATATGTGTTAGAAATGCAGCAAGGAAAATATGATTGGAAAGAAGACGGAATGAATAATTTAAAATATGAATTATTATCAGTAGATGATATTGGTAATAATTCAGTAATAATAAATTGTAAAGCATAATGGCAAGTTACGAAAAATTTGAAAAAGTAAGAGCAGAGTTAAATGAAATAGGACCAGGATTCTGTTTGGCAAAATGGATGCAGGTTACATTACATCTACATATAGGACATAATCATAGTTGTCACCATCCGATGACACATCAAATTTCTACAACAGAAATTCAAAGAAATCCATCCGCACTGCATAATACACGTTTTAAGAAACAAAAGCGTAGAGAAATGTTAGAAGGTCAACGCCCGACAGAATGTGATTATTGTTGGGGTGTAGAAGATAGTTCAAATCAATTTAGCGATAGAACATTTAAATCTTCTGAACCATGGGCATATCCACAAATAGAAAAAATAAAAAATTCAGATTGGAGAGATAATATAAATCCATCTTACGTTGAAGTTGCATTCTCAAACGCGTGTAACTTTAAATGTTCATATTGTGCACCACCATTCTCAACAAAATGGATGGAAGAAATTGAACAACATGGGGGATATCCAACATCCGATAATTTTAATGGATTGGAACATTTTGTTGGTAGTGGTAGAATACCAATTCCACAAAATGAATACAACCCATACGTTGAGGCATTTTGGAAATGGTGGCCTGAATTATATAATGATTTGTATACATTTAGAGTTACCGGTGGCGAACCAATGATGCATAGAGATACAATGAAAATTTTAGATTATATCATTGAAACTGATAATCCTAATAAAGAATTATCATTGAGTATAAATTCAAATTTAGGAGTACCCGATGCATTATATAATAAATTTAAAGAAAAGTTTAAAATAATTTCTGAAAAGGGATTAGTGAAAGAATTGATTTTATATACAAGTTGTGATGGATATGGTGCACAGGCCGAATATCAAAGGAATGGTTTAGTATATAATCAATTAATGGATAGAATTGATGATTTATGTGAATATATACCAAGATTAACAATTGATATAATGAGTACATATAATGCATTATCAGTACCATCATATCGTAAATTAATTACAGATGTGTATTCATTAAAAGCAAAACACACAAACGCATTAAGATATTATAGGCAGCCATTATTGTTAGATAGTTCATATCTTCGATATCCAAATCATCAATCTATCAAAATTTTAGATAAGGAATGGGCAGACGAAATTTGGAAACAAGCACAATTGGTTGAATTTTATGAAATGTTAAGAGAAGATGTAAATTGTTATGGGTTTAGTGATGTAGAAATTGTAAAAGTAAGAAGAATTTATGATTACTTTACATCAATCGCAGATGAAGATAGATTAACACATAGAAAAGATTTTTATAATTTCTTTAGTGAGCATGATAGAAGAAGGGGAACCAATTTTGAAAAAACATTCCCTGAATTAGCCGATTTTTATAACAAATGTAAAGAAATGAAATAATGGAACTATTTGAATTTAAAGATACGTTTTGTTGTTCTTTATTTAAAGAAACAAAGTATAACACATCAATAAGACCTAATTTATTAAAAGGATTGTTTCAAAACGATTTGACAATTAATTGTATTTTTAATGCAAAAAATAATGGAAAAAAACAATATATTTTTGCAAAACAAGGTATTGTAGATAGTGGTGTTTATATAGAAAATAACACAATCAAATTTGAATTATCGGTTAATAAAAATACAAACAATTTTTCAGATGAAACGATAACACATAGTTTTGATTTTGAATATGATGTTGATTTTTCAATAATCTATCAAATAGATACGGAAAAGAATATTTTCAGAGCGATAGTAAACGATAAAATTAAAGAAATTAATTTTGAAGGAATAGTAAGTGATTATAATAATGTTCCATTATGGATAGGTACTTCAAATCCGTTTGTTCAAAATAAAAATTATTTAAACGGAGTTATTAGTAAATTTGAAATAGTTGATAAATTTGGCATAGTATGTGATATTGATTTTACAAACGTAAACAGATTTAAAGTATTAGATAAAAGTGGTAATGGAAATCACGCCTATGTTGAAGAATACGGAAATGTAAAATTACAGGAAAGATTAAATATTATGATTTCAGGAAACCCATTAAAAGCATCTACAACATTAACACAAACTTTAATATAAATGAATATTTTAATTACAGGTGGGGCAGGTTATTTAGGATCGGTTATTTCTAAAAAAATGTTAGAACAAGGACATAAAATTACCGTTTTAGATAATTTAAGTTTTAAACAACTATCACCCTTACAATTAGTATCCAATATAAATTACAAATTTATTTTTGGTGATGTTAGAAACAAAAATTTATTACAAAAATTAGTTGCAGATAATGATGTAATTATTCCATTAGCAGCAATTGTAGGTTTTCCTGCTTGTAAAGCAGACCCACAATTAGCATGGGAAGTTAACTTTGAGCAAATAAAGACAATATTAGATGTAATAGATGAACATCATATTATACTTTATCCTAATACAAATAGTGGATATGGTATCGGTGAAGGACAAACAGAATGTACGGAAACATCACCACTAAATCCAATTTCAGTTTATGGTGAAAGTAAAGTAGCAGCGGAAAAATTGTTATTAGAAAGTTCATCAGCGGTTTGTTTTCGGTTAGCAACTGTATTTGGTGTTTCACCAAGAATGAGAACAGATTTATTAGTTAATGAATTTGTTTATAAAGCATTAACCGATAAATACATTACTGTCTTTGAAAGACATTTTAAACGTAATTTTATTCATATACAAGATGTTGGAAACGTATTCGTTTGGGCATTAAATAATTATGAAAAAATGAAACACAATGTTTATAATGTAGGATTAAGTAATGCAAATTTAAGTAAGCAGGAATTGTTAGAAAAAATACAACAACATATTCCTGATTTTGCAATTACATACTCAGATTTTTATGAAGACCCGGATAAAAGAGATTATATTGTTTCAAACAAAAAAATAGAAAACACCGGTTGGAAACCAGAATATACACTGGATATGGGTATAGAAGAATTGATTAGGGGGTACCAGATATTAATTCCAAAAATGACATCTGAATTTAGAAACGGTTTTCCATTAGGATACGCACAAAACTTTTAATATGGCTAAATTTGTTTGGGGTAAAAAAGGCGATGAATCATATCAAGAATATAGAGATAGAGCAATAAATTCTATATCTCCATCATTCTGTGGTGCAAAGTGGTACAATGCTACTATATGGTTAAATATGGGACAAACTACTTCATGTCATCATCCACCTGCACACAAAATACCATTAGAAGAATTACAAAAATCATATAAGGCGCTTCATAATACTCATTATAAAAAATTAGTGAGAAAAGAAATGTTGGAAGGAATTAGACCTGCCGAATGTGAATATTGTTGGCGAGTAGAGGATTTAGGAGTAGATAAAGTTAGTGATAGAGTTTATAAATCAGTAATTTATTCAGATGATGAATTAAAAGAAGCAAAGGAAAAATTTGGATATACAAAAGATGTAGATTTAAAAACATTAGAAATAAGTTTTGATGCTAATTGTAATTTTGCTTGTTCATATTGCAATGCATCTTTTAGTACAACATGGCAAACCGATATCAAAACAAATGGTGCATACCAAAATTTAACAACCGATGGAGCACCTGCATTCCATCACGCAGGCGATGATGCAATGTTATATGGAAAATATAATGAGGGTAATCCATACGTTGAGGCATTTTGGAAATGGTGGGAAGGTGATTTACAACATTCATTACGAGAATTAAGAGTTACGGGTGGTGAACCTACTATGAGTAAAGACTTTTGGAAGTTAATGGATTGGTGGGAAAAAAATAAAGAATGTGATGTAAGATTTGCAGTTAATTCAAATTTAGGACAAAAACAAGAATTAGTTGATAGATTAATTAAAGCAACCCATAACTTTAAAGAAATAGACATTTATACAAGTGGTGAAAGTGTAGGAAAGCATGCAGAATATATCAGAGATGGAAAAAATTGGGATAGATGGATAAGTAATGTAGAAAAGATTTTAAGAGATGGTAACGTAAGAACAATGAATGTAATGATGACAATAAATGCATTATGTTTATTTAGTATTACAGAGTTTTTAGATGAAATGAATTTATTAAGAGAAAAGTATATTAATAAAACACCTTTATTAATGACACTTAATATTTTACGCTTTCCATCTTTCCAATCAGTATCTACACTACCTGAAGAAATACGTTTAGAAAGGGCAGAACACCTTCAAAATTGGGTTGAAAACTTTATTAAGAGTAAACCTTCATATTACAATGATACGGATTTATGGGGGTTAGTAAATCAAATATATAGATTATGTGAATATCTAAGAGAAGTTACAACAGGTCATAGATTTTCATCCGATGTTAGACATAGACAACGAGATTTTAAATCCTTCTATCAACAATATGATGTTCGTAGAGGTAAAAACTTTTTAGAAACTTTTCCTGAATTAGAAGATTGGTGGGAAAGAGTAAGAGCAACAAAAGTAGATTATACTCAAGAAATTAGAAAAGTAAGAGGTGATGAAAACAATCTTTACAAAAAAGATTATGAAAAAAGAGCATTGGAAGAAGGAATTATAACAGATGATTTAGAAAATGAAATTATAAAACATTTAAATGATGAGCAATAAATGGGATGAGTTCCAAATTACTCCATCAAAGAAATTTGGTTATGAAGTTCCGATGTATCAACCATCGGTATTTAGAGAATATAGAGGGGAAATATTTACAACATATCACTCCGAAGAACATCCGGTAATGAATCAAATACATTACAATAAAGAAGAACTTTCTATTCATGGGAGATTTTCTCGTTCCTATAAAGGTGTATTAAGAGGATTACATTGGGATAATAAAACGTGGAAATTAGTACAAGCAGCAGTGGGTGATATATATTTAGTTGTATTAGATATGAGACCTCAATCTAAAACATATGGTGAGTGGGAAAGTTTTATTATAACAGAAAGATTAAGAAATCAGGTGTTAGTTCCACCTGGGTTTGCAAATGGACACTATGCATTAACTGATTGTATGTTTCACTATAACTTATTCTACAAAGATGGTTATGTAGATGCAGATGAACAAGGTGTAGTAAAATGGAACGACCCGGAATATCAAATGGAATGGCCAACTACAAATCCAATATTACAAAAAAGAGATAGATAATGGAAATAGGAATTTTTTTTAGAGGTACAATGACTCCACTTTCAAGAGCAAGTGAGTTTTATTTTATGTTTAAAAACACCAGATTTGATGAGTATTTTATGAATGATTACAATTGGGAATTAGCATATTACAATTTAATTGATAAACATGATATACGATTTGAACCTGATTTTGTTTATGATGTAAATTTTATGTGGGATTGTGCAAGTTATCCTGAAATGGAAAGTATTATTAAAGCAAATCCTGATAAAATGTTTTATGAATTATGCCCAATAAACTTAGACCATCATTTACCTAAAAAAGCATCAAAAGATTACCCAAATGTAAAATATTTAGTATCTGAAATTACTGATGAAGAGGATTGTATATTTGATTTAGGATTGATACTAAATCGTTTTATTTATCATAGAGATTGGAATACACACTATTATTTAAGAGATACATTTAAACAATTAAATAAAAAAGAGTATAGATTAGATTTTTCAGTTTATCTACCATTCAAGCCAAATAGAATTAAATATTTAAGATATTTTTATAAAAGATATAAAAATCTATTCTATTCTGTAAATAGTTTTCATATAAAAAATATAAAGGAAAATGAAACATTAAACAAATATAATCCTGAATTATTTGGACAATATGAAAGAATGAAAGACATGTACAAAGAAGATTTGGGATTTATTATTAATTTACCAAATGAATATATAATAGATGATTTTTATCAAGGAAATGGTGGTTTAGATTATAAAATTAATTTTAGAAAATTTGTAAATACTACAATCAAAAGTGATATTTCAATCCTAATGGAAACAGATAATGGTGATAATGGCGATATGCAAAAAAATTTAGTGACCGAAAAAACATATGATATGTTAGCAATCGGAAAACCTTTTATTGCAATGTGTAAAATTACAGATGATTTTATGGAAAAATTTGGATTTTTAAATTATAAAAATTTAAAAAGATTTGAAGGAAAAAACGAATTGCAAATTATTGATTATATAGCTAAAGCAAAAACTGAAGAATATGAATTAATAAAAACTGAATTGTATGAAATGGCAAACGAAAATATAAAAATATTTGATGAGTATGTTAAAAATAATACTTTTATTGAAAAAATTATAGATGATATTAAATAAAGAACATATAAAAGAAATAGAACCAATACGACATTGGTTATTTCCTAAATTTTTACCATATCAGGCTGCAGCGAATTTAAAATGTGAAGTTGAAGAATTGTTTGAATTTAGGAAAAAAGAATTTAAAGTATTTGATAGAAATGGTTCAATGATGTATGAATGGACAAACTATAATCAATCAACTACACCATTTGCATACGATTTAATTTCTTATTTTCATTCATCAGATTTTGTAAAGTGGTTAGAGAATTTAACAAATATTAATGGTTTAATTCCTGATATACATTTACATGGTGCAGGATATATGAGATGTGGTAAGGGTGATAGTTTAAAAGTACATACGGATTTTAATTGGCAAGCTGATATAAAATTGAATAGAGTGCTAACATTAGTTATTTATTTAAATAGGAATTGGGATAAGAAATGGAATGGAGATATACAATTTTGGGATAAACAAAACAAAAAATGTGTACAAAAATATTTTCCAGATTGGGGTAATTGTGTTATATGGGAATATGATGAATTAGGATTTCATGGCCACCCAAATCCGATAGATTGCCCCGATGGTGAATATAGAGATGGGTTTAGATTATTTTATTATACATCAAATTCTACAAACGAAAATCCACATAGAAGTTTATATTGGTTTGATGGTGAAAAAGCAATAGATGAAATTAAATAATGATTGGGATATAGTATTAGAATTTGAACAACTAATTGCAAATTATTGTGGGTCAAAATATGCAGTAGCATGTGATAGTAATTCAAATGCAATCAAATTGGTATTAGAATATCTTAATGTAAAAAATACGGAAATAATAATTCCAAAAAACACATATGCATCTGTTCCAATGCAAATTATACATAGTGGTAATATTCCTAAATTTGATGAAATTCATTGGGAAGGTAAATATAAGTTTGGAGGAGTACCAATCGTAGATGCTGCAGCTGCTTTTTATGAAGGAATGTATTACGATACGTTGGATGAAACTTATATGATACTTTCATTTCACCATAGAAAAATTTTAAATATAGGAAAGGGTGGAATGATTTTGACAAATGATAAAAATTTTGTATATTGGTGTAGACCTATGATTTACGATGGAAGACATATTAATACAATGTATAATGAAGATGAATTAGAATGTATAGGTTATCATATGTATATGACACCAGAAGACGCAAAAAAAGGAATAGAAATATTTAAAACATTAAATAGTTATAATGAAAACTGTGGTAATTGGGAAACGTACAATGATTTAACAAAACAAAATATATTTAAACAATACATATGATAAATTACTTAAACAAATATCCAATTGTATCAGAAGCTAGATTTACAAAGGATGAACTTATTGCATACGAAAGAATGATTGCAGACCATTGGGAAGCAGGTAGAATTAAAGGACCTGTTCATTTAAGTGGTGGAAACGAAGATGAATTAATTGAAATAGGTAAACGTATTAAGGAAACCGATTGGGTATTCTCAACTTGGCGTTCTCACTACCACGCATTAATCAAAGGAGTTTGTCCAGTTTGGTTAGAAGAAGAAATATTAGCAGGTAGAAGTATTACAATTGTAAGTGAAGAACAAAGATTCTATGCATCAGCAATTGTGGGTGCAATCATCCCAATAGCAACAGGTGTAGCATTGGCAAATAAAAGAGATGGTAAAGATGACAAAGTGTGGTGTTTTGTAGGTGATATGGCATTTGAAACTGGGGGATTTTATGAAATGCATAAATACGCAGTAAATTTAGACCTTCCAATTGTATTCGTTGTAGAAGATAATGGTGTATCTACAAACACACCAACAGAAGCAACTTGGGGTGGAATTAAAAAAGATATACCTGCAGAAAAAGTTATTTGGTACAATTATGAAAAAGTTTGGCCGCATTATGGAACAGGTAAATGGGTTATATTTTAATGGAAAAAATTAATTTTATATACGAATATGAACAAGATGGAATTATTTTTCCAAATGGTTTAACACATGATGCATATTTAAGTACAGTAGAGCAAATAAAACTACATGAAATATCAACAAAAAAATTCTTTACCGAAGGATTTACCGATCATCATAATGTAATCAATTTATCTGCAAAATATCCAGATAAAACGTTTAATGTATTTTATACAAGAACACTATACGAAAATATTTTATTTTATTTTAATGAAATTAATTATAAAAAATATTATTTTGAAAAAAATGATACTAAATTTGAAGTTAATTTGATTAAACCAAATGAAATTGTAAAAGGAGAAAAAAACTTTTATATTGTTAATTTGTTTGGTAATGAAGATTTCTTATTTCAAAGACCGGCACTTACGGTAAAAAATTGTGAAGAAATACAATCACATAATAGATTACATTTGTTTAATTTTAATGATGAAATAATAAATGCAATTAAAAATAAAGATTGTAAATTAATTATTGCAACTTTCCACGAAGGTGGTGTTCATTATGAATCTTTTTTTGAAAAAATTTATATGAGTTGTAAAGAATTAGGATTAGACCCTACTGATATCCATTATGTAAACGCCGATTTTAATATACATTTAAAACATAATAGTTATTGTGAAGGAAAATTTATTTATAAAAAAATAAATTGTCATTTTGTTGATTGGTTATTCACAACTGCATGTGGAGCGTATTCTAATAATCCATATGACGAAGAGGTGTTAGAATACGAAGGACCAAGAGAAAAGAATTTTTTAATATTCAATCGTTCAGTATTTAAAGACCATAGATTTTGGTATTTATCACAATTACATAAAAATAATGTTTTAAAAGATTGTTTATTTTCAATGATTTTTCCATATGATAGAGATATTCAATATGGACAAGATACATATAGAGGATTTGCAGCATTTACATCAGAAGAAGAATTTAATCAAAACATGAAATGGATGCAAGAATTAAAAGATATGGGTTCTATAAAAATAGATGATATAGATACATTTGAAGATTCTACATATTTTGTTAAAGGGAAAAGAGTTCATTATGGATGGATTGATTGGGCTAAACCTACTTTTGATTTTACCTTTTTAAGAACATATATGACTTTACTTACTGAATCATCATTTACTAGTTGTCAGGTTTCTGAAAAAGGGGTGAAAGGATTACGATACTATCATCCATTTATTGCATTAGCCGGCCCGTTGTATTTGGAAATGTGTAAAGAAAAAGGATTTAGAACTTTTGACAAATATTATGATGAAAGTTATGATAAAATTTTTAATCATAAAGATAGAATGAATGCCGTTCTTAAATTAACAACGGAATTAAATGATAGTAAAAAATTACATAAAATATTTATGGATAGTAAAGAAGATGTAATTTATAATTCACATCTATGTAGAAAATTTAGTGCACATGATACAATTCAAGAACTATTTCATACAATTTTAACAAAATGAAAATAATAAATTTTTATATTGAAAATTGGGCAAATGATGGTATAAATGATGGGTTTACCCCACTACCAAATGGGGTTAAAGATTTTAATTTTACACAAACGTTTGCGTCAAATAACTTTACAGGTGTAATTGATGAAATAAGAGATTCACAATTACAAAGTAGTTTGAATGAAATTTTTCTAAGAGCAAAATATGGTGAAAAACGTTATGCAGTTGCATTTGAATATAAAGATTTAAAAATTGTATTAACAGATAAACCAAAATTAGAAGGAGCAGTAGCTAATTATTATTTAGTTACACCAAAAGTTCACATGGAAGATTTACATGAATATCTTCCACATTATGATTCTATTTTAGAACAGGGAAACAAAATTTTATTTGTTAGTTTTCATGAAAGTGGAGTTTATACAAAATTTTATGAATGGATAAATAATAACAAATATCACTCACAAATATATACCATAACACCTTGTTATAATATAAAACAATTTTCAAAAGGAAACCATATATTTTTTCCATTTTTAACGTATGATTTAGACCATAATTTTAAAAACGATGGAAGCATATTTAGTGTGTGTAATAGAGAAATGTATGAAAATGTAGGAAAAAGAAAAATGATTTTATCATTTAATCGAAATGTAAAAAGAGAACATCGTTTTTGGTTTTATAATTTTTGTAGATTAGAAAACTTAATAGAAGATAATTATATTTCTTTTTTAGAATTTCCAGATGAACATGTAAAATTTTATGAAACAATGGGAATGCCAATATTAAATGAATATAAACAATTTTATATTGACAATGCACCACATGATGAAGTATCGGTAGATGTGAGAAAAAATGATCCAGGATATGTTGAAAATCTTTTACATAATTGGAATAATGATGCTTGGTTATATGCAGAAAGTTATTTTTCAATAGTTTTAGAAACAAAATATTTTGAAAGAGATATAATGATTTCGGAAAAAGTATTAAGACCGATTGCGAATTGTCATCCGTTTATTGTAATTGGACCAAGATATACAACAAAAATTTTGGAAGATATGGGATTTTATATTCCACCTTTTATAGATTATGATTATATTGATAGTGAAGAATTTCCTTGGTTAAGATTAGTAAAAACATTTGAACAAATTAAAAAATTAATTAAATATTTTGAAGAAAACGAAAAACTTCCTACCTTTGATATGGATAGAATTGAACAAAATCAAAAACTATTATTAGGATTTGACAGAAATCAAGTTCTTTACGATTATTATTCTAAATTAATAGAAACAAAAATTATATAATGAAAAAAGTTTTAATAACAGGCTGCAGTGGATTAGTAGGAATACATTTAGTAAAACAATGTTTAGCAAAAGGATATGAAGTAATTGGTGTAGATATGAAAAAATCTGATGATTTACCAATATCACAAAAATTTACATTCTATGAAATGGATTTAACAAAAACAGAAAATATAGAACAATTATTTTTCTATGAAACTCCGGATGTTGTATTTAATTGTTTTGGAGTAAAAGGTTCACCATTAAGAGCTAAAGAAAAACCAGTAGACTTTTTATATCCATCATTTAAAATCAATACTGAAATTATCAACCAATGTGCAAAGAATAATATTTGGTTAATATTTGTTAGTTCAGTTGGTGTATACGCTCCGGCAGAAACATTTGTAGAAGATAGTGTGTGGAAAACATTACCATCAGAAGCAGACTGGTTTCCAAGTTGGAGTAAGAGAATGGGTGAAGTTTTATTGGAAGCATATAAAGTTCAATATAGTTATACAAATTGGGCAATCATACGACCAGCAAACATTTTTGGTGAGTATGATAATTTTGATGGAACAGGAACGGTTATTGCAACTCAATGTAAAAAAGTATTTGAAGCAGAAAATGAAATAGAAGCATGGGGTGATGGAACGCCCATCAGAGATTTTGTATATGCAGGTGATGTAGCAAATGCAATTTTATCATTATATGAAAGACAAATTCATACTACTATTAACTTTGGTGCAGGTGAAGAAATCACAATCAAATCAATGATTGAACAACTAATAAAAATTAGTGGAAAAGATATATATATCAAATGGGATACTACTAAACCTAATGGTGATATTCGTAGACAAATGGATACTACTAAACAAAAAGAAATAGGTTTGTTACCACTTAACGGTTTTAAAGAAGCATTAAAATTAACATATGAAAGTTATATCTCAAAAAGAAATAGATAGAGAATTAGAGTATTTAGAAAAACAAAAAAATATAATTAATGCAGAGCGAGAAAAAATAATGATCGAGCGCAGCAGATTATATTATGAGTGGAAAGAAATACAAGAAACAGAAGATTCAATTGCAATGGATAGAGAACGTGTTGATACACTTAGAAAAAATTTAGGTGATGAATTAGCAAAAATTCATAAAGAATACGAAGAATTGACACAATTAGAAATTGAAAAAATAAAAAAAGAAAAAGTAGAGGGTTTAGAAAAAGAACTAGAAAAAGAAAGAAAAAGAGTTTCCAAATTAAGAAAAGAAATTGTGGATGATTTGAACAAGTATAATCAAAAAATAAGAAAAGACAAGGAAAAAGAATTAGAAGATAATTTATCTGAAGATAGAAAAAGATTGGATTCTATTAGAAGAGAATTACATGAATTAATTGCAATTGAAAATACAAGAGTAGAGGAGAAAAAAGTAGCATTAAAACTTATTTAATATGGATATTTTAGAAATACAAAAAAATGAATATAAAATAGGTAGTATTTGGGAATTTTTAAATGAAAATGAAAAAATCAAAATACAATCTTATTATGATACTTTAATAAAATTTAAAGATAATAACGAATTTGTAACATTTTTGTATTCATGTGGTGCAAACCACCCAATAAGAAGAGATTCGGCATATTATACAAAAGATGAATTTTTAGAATTAAAAACATTTGTTGATATGGGTAAAAATCCATTAGATGAACCACACCAACAAAATAAATTAGTTCATACACATATATCTGAATTTACAAAAGAAGTAGGTATTGATGAATTCTTTTTTGATGAATTGTATTCTTTTTTAGATAATCTTTGTGCAAAAATAGTTAATAAGTTATATAACAAAAATATAACAGCTAAAAATTTTGAAATGAGGGCCCAATTAACTTGGTATACCGAAGGTGATTTTATAAAAATGCATGATGATGGACCAATAAATGATAGATTATGTGGTGTTTTAATATATCTTACACCAGAAGAATTCTATAAAGCAGGAAATGGTGGTGAATTGGTTTTAAAAAATAAAAGAAATACAATTGATATTGCATATCCAACTTTAGGTACATATGCCGTATTAGATTTTACAAAAAATACACCAGTTCACGCTGTACATAAAGTGATTGGAGATTTTAATAGGTTTGCATATCTTAATTTTGTTATTTTAAATGAAAATTGATAACGGATATATTATAGGAAGTGGAATTGATTTTTTTGGTGAAAAATACGAAAATTTACTAGAAAAAGTATATATTGACTTACCAGCAATAGAAGATAGTTTTGAAATTATTTTATCTAAAAATGAAGTAAATAATGTAAAAATAATTCAAAATGATACTTTTGCAATACAAAATGAAAAAAAAGAAAAATTATTAAATAATAAAGATATTGTTCAATTTTGGTTTCAATCAAAAACTAATGAAATATTTGGAACAAATGAACTTGGGCAGTATTGCTACACTAAATTAAGAGAATTTTATTCAAATCAATATGTATTTGGGGCTCCATCATTTAATATATCAATTTATAATAATGGATGTTTTATAAAAAATCATAAAGATGGATATGATAATGATGATAAAAGATTATGTGTTATTATTTTATATTTAAATAAAGATTGGGAAAAGGGTATGGGTGGTGAATTGATAATAACCGATGAAAATGGAAACAAAATTGAAATAGAACCTAAGTTTGGAAATATAGCAATATTAGATTTTATAACTGGAAATTTAGAACACGAAGTTAAAAAAGTAACTTCTGATATATTTAACAGAAAGGCTTTAATAGCATTTATAATGAAAGAAAAAAATTTAAATTACAAAGAAAATTAAAATATGATTACAAAAGATTCAAAAATCCTAATTACAGGTGGTTCCGGTTTAGTTGGCCAAAACTTAACAAATAGATTATATAAACAAGGTTATAAAAATTTAAGAATTAATTTACACAATAGAGGTGTAAGAACACAATTGGATGGTGTTGAGTATACACACTATGATTTAAAAACGTATGAAGGATGTTTAGCAGCAACTAAAGATATAGATGTAGTATATCATTGTGCAGCAAGTACTTCAAATGCAGTAGACACTGTTGTTGACCCATTGGCACATGTTACTCCAAACGTAGCAATGAATAATTTTTTAATTGATGCAAGTTGGAGAAATAAAATTCAACATTATATTTTCTTATCATCAAATACTGTTTATCCACCAAAAGGAGATAAACCGGTAGTAGAAACTGATTTCTTATTTGATGCTCCATATACTGTTTATTTTCCAGTTGGTTGGATGAAAAGATATGCAGAGGTTCAATGTGAATTATATGCAAAATATTTACCTACAACAATGAAATGTACCGTAATAAGACCTGCAAATTTATTTGGACCGCATGATAAGTATGATTTTAATAAATGCCATGTTACTCCAGCAACAATAAGAAAAGTGGCAGATAAAATGAATCCTATTCCAATTTGGGGTGATGGTAGTGAATTGAGAGATTTATTATACATTGAAGATTTTTGTGAAGCATTGCAAATTGTTATGGAAAAAGAAACAGAAGATTTTCAAGTTTACAATATTGGTTCTAATAGAGTATATTCGGTATTAGAAGTATTAGAAGCAATGAAACGAATTGCAAATTTTGATGCACCAACTGAATTTATTAAAGGTAAACCTTCTATGATTCCAACGCGTAAGATTGATTCATTTAAGATTTATGATAAATTAGGATGGCAAGCAACAACTAAATTAGAAGATGGGTTGGCAAATGCATATGAGTGGTATTTAGAACATAAAGATGAATTTAATAACTAATGAAAGGTATTATATTTGCAGGTGATTCGTATACTTGGGGAGAAGGGTTACATTATTATTCAGATTTACATTTTGAATACAATAATCCTATACATGATTATGAATATATAGGATATGATAGAAATAAACTATCAGCATCACAAGTAGAATTTATTAAATGTAATAGATATGCAAGAAAAGTTTCATCTTATTTTGAAACATTTGATGTAGTTAGAAGAAATAATGGTGGAACAAATGCTGAAATTTTTGAGTTTATTGATAAAATTGAAAACGCATATCAATATGCATATAATTTAGGAATAGAAGGTGCACATAGAGCTTTTAAATTTATTCATGAAGATTTCGATTACGTTGTAGTGCAACTTACGGATATGTTTAGAGAAGAAATTAAATTTGAATTTGAAGGCATAATTAATAGTTGTAACATTAGAGATATACATTCTATAAAAAATTCAAAATTTGATAAATACATAGAACAAAAATTTAATAACGATATAAATACATTTACAAATTCATATTTAAAAAATTATGCAGATTTTATTGAAACAAAATTTAAAGAATATGAACATAAAGGAATTAAAAAATGTTTTTTAATAACATGGCAAAACGATATTATACCATTTATTCATACTAATCCTTTTTTAAATGAAAGATTTATTACATTTGATATAGATGGAAATACTTTTAATTCAATATGGGATTTACAAAGTAGAAACGATAGACCAAAAAGTATGAGCATAAGTGATGATTTATATTTTGTAACAAAAAATATCAGAGTAGTTAACGGACATACATCACTTACAGCACATAATATAATAGCAAAATCAATAATTAAAAAAATAGAAGAAAATGAGTCAACCAGAATACACTCCATATAAAGATGCATTAACAAATGCAATGACAGAATTAGCAAAAAAAGATGATATTGTTTTCATAGGGCAACAGATTGTTTATCCTGGAAATCCTATGAGTACAACATTAGGAAATGTATCAAAAGATTTAATGATAGAAGTACCTGTAATGGAAGAATCACAAATGGGTATGAGTTTAGGAATGGCTATGCAGGGTAAATTTGTAGTTACATTTTATCCTCGTTGGGATTTTATCATTTGTGCAGCAAATCAACTAATAAATCACGTTGATAAGATTGGACTAATGAGCAATGGAAAATGGAAACCAAATTTAATTATTAGATTAGGCAAGGGTTCAGATAAACCATTAGACCCTGGTCACCAACATAGAGGAAATTATTTTGAAGAATTTAAATCTATTTGTAAAAATATTGAATTTCACGATTTAAAAACACCTACCGATATTGAATTAGCTTATAAATACGCAACCAAAGAAGGTGGTATTCATGTATTGGTAGAATATCCGGAATTATATTATGCTTAAAAAAGGTATTGTTTGTATAGGATGTTCACACACTTGGGGTGGCGGATTAGAATGGTACTCAAATCATAAAGATATAAATGCAAGAATATCCGATGGCACATTCGATTCAAAATATATTTCGTATGCTACATATAAATTTATCTGTGCAAATAGATGGAGTAGATTAGTGGCAAATGAATTAGGGACATGGGAAGTAAATAGATTAACAAATAGTGGTTCTGAGGACGGTTCTATTGCGTGGTTAAAATATATATTTTCAATGGGTCATCATGGCGAGCATCCAATATCTAAATGTTATTTAAATGGTGATTTAAATTTAAAATTTGATTTTGATGAAATTGATTATGTTATTTTACAATTAACTGACCCATTTAGAAACAATGAAATATATTTGGGAGATAAAAAAGTAACATTAAATATAGCACAAATTAGATTGAGGGATAATACCAAAAAAAATACAATTGATAATTTTAAAGGAAAAATTGATGATGAATTGTATGAAGAATTTTTTCAATTTTATATAAATAATTTTTCTTCATATAAAGAAATGGAAGATTATTTTTGTAAACAAAATATACAATTAGTAGAAAAGTTATTTAAAGAATTGGAAGAAAAAGGTGTTAAATGTAGAATATGGACCTGGCACAATGAATACATACCATTTTTGAAAGAAAATAATTATTTAAACGAAAGATACATAAAACTTTTATATGATGGACAGGAGTTTGACTCGTTAGTAAATTTATTTCAATATAATCCTAAATTTATGATAAGTAAGTCGGATTACAGATTAAATGGAAATAAAGTTAATGATGATCATCAAACAATAGAGTGTCATAGAATAACTGCAAATAGTATTGCAACATACATTAAAAACGAAATAAATAATGTATGATAAATTTATTATATGATAAGTGGTTTTTGGGTAATTCTCTTCCAAATTGTTTAGATGAAGCAGTTTTAGAATTTATTTTTTATAAAAATGAAAATGATAATACAACGGAATTATCGTTTGAATTAGAAAAAAAATTTAAAACAAAACATAATATTTGGGCAAGTAATTTAGGATTAAAAAAGACACCACCAAATCATATTTTCTATGGTCAACAAATATATGATAAATGGTATTATCCAATAGAACCTTGGGGTCATTTAATGTATTCATTAAATGTAGAAGCAAAAGATGATTATGCAAATTTTTTTGAAAAAATTCCAATTCAAATTGTAAAAGATGTTAATAATAATTTAGGAAAAATTATTATTAATTATGCACATGAAGGATGGGTAAGTGAATGGTTATTGAAAGGAATTTATTTGGGTGCAAAAAACAGAAATATTAATTTAGATAATATTATTTTAATTTTAAACGATTATAATTTAAAAACAAAATTAGAATTATTTAAAGAAAAATATGATATTGAAAAATTTGCAAAAATTATAAATTATTCATTCTATCTCAAAGCATCATCAACTTATTTTTTCAATAAACATAGAATTACGGATTTAAAATCAAAACATAAAAAAGTAAAAAATAATAAATTTTTATGTTTAAACAGAAGACTTGATTTACATAGAGTTAAACTAATTTGTGAAATTTATAATGATATTAAAAATGATTCAATTATATCATTTGATAAAAACCTAATTACAGGTGAAGTAAGTAAATTTTTAATTGAAAATAATTTATTAGAAAAATATGATGCTTTGCCAAATAAAATAGTGGCAGATAGAGATGATATAGAAAATACAAATGGATATCATCATGAAAACGAAAATTTATATTTAGACAGCTATTTTAGCATTGTCACAGAAACATCGTTTTATATAGATAATGATTTTATTTCAGAAAAAATATGGAAACCATTATATAATTTTCATCCATTTATAGTAGTGGGTAGGCCACATTTATTAAAATATTTAAAAGAAATTGGATTTAAAACTTTTGATTGGTTGATAAATGAAGAATATGATAATATTGAAGATAATGATAAAAGAATGGAATATATAGTGTATGAAATACAAAAACTAAATAAATTATCATTACAAGAATTACATGATAAAATAAATGAAAATTTTGATTCACTTTTACATAATCATAACTTATTAAATTCATTTGGTTCAAAAACGGCACAGATAGAAAGATTTTTAATAGAAAATATAAAAAAAGATAATTATAGTTATTCAGATATATTTAAAGAATTTAAATTAGATTATTATTATGAAAAAATTATTTAATAAGCTTAAAAATATTTATAAAGCTTGGAAATTAAAAAGAGAATTTAAAAAGAAAATAAAAGAATTAAGAAAAAGAGATCCATTTATTTACAAAAATGTATAATGAAGGTTTTAGTATCCGGTTGTTCGCATAGTATACGAGATTACGATGCAGTAGATGGTGATGGCTATTTTGATATATTTGGTAATAATGTAGGATTAGAATTACAATTATTAGCAGAGAAAGGTATATCAAACCAAAATATATTAGATAGAATATATGAATCAATTTATACATACAACGATATAGATACAATCATTATTCAGTTTAGTTATTTACATAGAATGTCCTTTTGGTTTAAAGCAGTTAAAGATTATATACATTTTCAACCATCGTTAACATATCAATCATTTGAAATAGAGAGTTGGTGGACTGAACAGCAGTTATTAAAGAAATTCAATAATGGTGATGATAAAAAATATTATGATTTTGATAAAAATGATATTGTAAAAACACTATCGGACTTTTATCAATATTATTTAGTATATGGATTTGATGAAGAGAAAGAAAAACAAAGAATACAAATACAACTTAACATCTTAAAAGATATATGTAAGCAAAAAGGAATAAAATTAATAACATTATGGTTTGATGAAAATGAATTAGAAGATGAAACAATTGTGAAAATAGATAATTACATATCATTACACAAATGGCAAATAGATAAAGAGTTGTATATAGGAAATAAAAAATTTCATTTAAATAAACAGGGACATAAACAATTGGCAGAGAAAATAATAAATAAATGGAAAGCAATAAAAAAATAACTTCTTTTCAAATTGATATTTTTACAAATGGTGAAGAAGTATATATGCTTGATGATGTATTATTTAATTTTAAGTGTAGATTTATAAAAAATATAAATGATACGTTTTTACCGAATGATGTTCTGTTAATTTTTAGTAGACATTTTGATTTACCAAATATTTTAGATTTAATCAATAGATACAACAGAATTATTATATTTGAAAGGCATGAATATGTAGATGAAATTCGTATGAAAAACACTATAATGCCAATTCTTAAAAATTATAAAGGAAATAAAACAGTAATATCTCATATGCCAAATTATCATTCTTTAATTGAAGAGTGGTTTGATGATAATACTTTTTATCCATTTCCAATTGAAGCACAAATTTCAATTTGGCGAAGTAAGCATTATAAAGAAATACAATATAATGAAAACAAAAATAAAACAATTAAAACATATTTAGGAAAAAGAAAATGGGATAGGGATTTAGTATATTTACTACAAAAAAATTATTGTACAAATGATAAATCAATATTAAAATATACATACAATAATTGTGGTGAACCAGATGAACATCATAATAATAAAGTAAAATATTATATAGATAGTTTAAATGTAAAGAATGATTTTGATTATACTATAACAAATGATAAATGGACAATAGACGAAGGGTTTAACCAGGTTCAATGTAAAGTTGATACATTAGATTACAAATATTATGTAATTGTAGAAACGCAAAATCCTGATTTAAGTGTAGAAGATTATAAAAGATTAGGAATGATACCTAGATACACACTTACTGAAAAATCAGTAATACCTTTAGCTATGGGTAATATATTTTATGATTTCTCATTCAAATATCCATCAACTAAATTCTTAAAAGAAATAGGATTTGAAACATTCTTTGATGATAATAGTTTAGCGGGTCTTAAAGATTTCTATGAAATGATTAACAAATATCCGAATGATATGTACAATGATAGTATAATAAAAGCAAAGTTAAAACATAATTTTGATTTAATAAAACCTATTGTTGCAGTTGATGATTTTGAAATGCCTTTGTATATAAAATTTATTATTGATTTTGTAAGTAACACATAAATTGTAATCATATATTTATTAGTATGGAATTAGTAAATCAAATTGTAGAAGCAGTATTAAAAGATGCTGTAAAAGATAAGGTTATAGTTTATGGTGGAAGATTTCAACCATTTCATAAAGGACATAAAAAAGTTTATGATGCATTAGTGTCTAAATTTGGTTCTAAAAATGTATATATTGCATCATCTGATGTACAAGATAGTGATAAATCTCCATTAAGTTTTAACGAAAAGAAACAAATTGCAACTAAACTATTTGGTATTCCATCTTCTAAATTTATAAAAGTAAAAAATCCATACCAACCGATAGAAATACTAAGAGATTACGATGAAAAAACAACAGCATTAATTGTAGCGGTTGGTGAAAAGGATAATAGTAGATTAGGTGGTGCATACTTTAAACCATATAAAGGTGATAATAAGATGAAACCATATGGAGTAGAAGCATATGTTTATACTCAATTACCATCAAATTCATTTGGAGCAACGGATATTAGAAATATGTTCCGTAATAAAAGGTTGGGTGATAAAAAGAAACATTCTGAGTTTGAAAGATTTTTTGGTAAATATGATAGTACAATTTACAACACGTTGGATAATAAATTAAATGAAAATGTTATAAACGAATCATTTGATGTATTGGATGCATTAATTTTGGCTATAATACAAGGTGGGGTTGGATTAAGTATAGGTGCATTGGGTAGCTATTTAATGAGTGGTGGTATAGTAGCAAAAATAAAAAATTGGTGGAAACAACATAAAAATAATAGTGATGTCAAAAGAATTGTTAATAAACTAAAAAACGATTCTGATGTTAAAAAAGCACTTAAAAATCCTAATCCAAAAGATATAAAAAATATTGTAAAAAATAAAATATCTAATAATGATTTAACACATCTTAAAAATTTAAGTGAAGGATTACCTGGCGGTGCTTTTATTGGTTTAACTTCACCACAGGGATATATAAACGGTGCACCCTCTGCAAAGAAAAACAAAAAGAAAAGAGAAGAAAATACCAATATTAATATAAGTAATACTAATAATATTCCAGGTGGTAAAGCAGATAATTTAACATTGATAGATATTGCAAAGAAATATTCAGGAGATTACTACGATTATAGAAATGTATTAGAAACAGTAAAAGAAGAACTTAAAAAAGGTATTAAAATTGAATTAGAGCACACTTCTGATATTAAGTTAGCAGCTGAAATAGCAAAAGATCATATTGCGGAAGATTTAATGTATTATGATAAATTAGCAAAAATAGAAAATCCAAAAGAAATTACAGAAGAAAATCCAATGTACCAACCGGATGATACGGATTTTGAAAATATTTTAGATTTTGAATTTGCTGATCCTGCAACCGGTAGAAAAATGACAATAAGACAAGCACTTAAACAACCTGTGGATGATTTTGCAAGACAAGAAGCAGTTAGAATTTTAAGAGCTCAGTTAGCACTAAAACATAAATCTGTTGGTGGAAATATAGGAAGTCACCTATTCCCACCTGGCGAAGAAGAACAACCTGAAGTTAATCTTAATTTATATAGACCTTATACAAAGGAAGATATTGATGAAGCAAGTGTAAAAGGTAGTGGGTATGATGAAAAAACATTAGACCAAATGGTAAAAAATCCTGAAACGGGCGAAATGGTAAAAGTTCGTTCAGCATTAAATTATCCTAAACAACATCCTGCATATCAAGCGGCAATAAAATTAGTAAGGCAAGTAAACAAAAATTTACCATCGAAAAGAGTAGGTAAACAAAAACATCCTGTTGCTATAAAGAAAACGGCAGCTGCAAAACAACATACGGCAGCACCAACGCAAGCAAAACCCTCAATACAAAATAGAGGACAAGCACAACAGCCAGTAGTTCCTACAAATAACAAACCTAAACAACCATCTAAGGTTCAACCAGGAGCAGGACAACCACAACAACCTGTTCAACAAAATGTTCCTTTGGATAAAGTTAAAAAAGATATACCTTCTTTTAATGTAAGTACTAAATCAGATATTGATAAAATAACACCAAAGCAACAAAAAGAAGTATCTATCAAAATAGATCAATTAGCGCAAGCAGCAAAAGATGCAAAAGAAAAGGGTGAAAAAGCACCTAATTTTAATCTTTGTCAAATTACTATTCCCGGTACAAATTTATATTGTGGTGGTAACAAAGGAATTGAAAGAGCCAAAATGCCTCAATTTAAAGGTAAACCAACACCAGGTTCAGAAGCAGATAAATTACCAAAAGATAAAGATGGTGAAGTAGATACCGAAGCATTATTTAAGAAAATGTTAGAAGATAAGGGTATTAAAGTATCAGAACCAACATCAGTACCAGCAGATCAATTAAAAGCAACACAAACAGAATTAGTTGGTGCAAAGGTAGCCGGTATGACAAAAGCATTGGAAGCAAATCCAAATCATCCAGGTATAACTGCACCAATTTATGTAAGTTCAGATGGTTATGTATTAGATGGACATCATAGATGGGCAGCCGTTACCTCACATGAAATAGCAAGTGGTAGACCTGCAAACATGAATGTTAGAGTGATAGATATGCCAATTGAAGAATTAGTAAACGTATCTAATCAATTTGCACAAGATATTGGTGTACAAGCAAAAGCAGCAGACGCAAACACAGAAACACCACAAGGAATTCAACCAACATCTACAAAAGAAAAAGATGCAAGAACGGCGGGAGTAGGAAAAGTTGTTACCAAAGCTATACAAAATCCAGAAATTGTTAAAAAAGCAATTAAAAATAATATTAAAAAATGGAGTGAAAAAGAACGTTCATTTTTTAGAAATGGAGAACAAAAACCAAATTCAAATACTAGACGAAGTATTGGTGAAACTATTAATGCAAAAATAAAAGGCATTTTACCATCAATTAAAAAAGAAATGCAACATTTAGGACATGTTTATGGAAGTGCGGGTGAAGGTATTGCAAATTTATTTAGTGGAAAACAATTAGATGATAGACAAAAGGATGCACTTAAAACATTAGGAAAACAAGTAGCACTAAGTGCATTGGGTGTAGCATTGGGTCCTGGAATAGGACATGGTGCAGCAACATTTATAGGTCATTTGGGTGGACATTTAGCAGAACATATTGCCGGAGAATTAGCATTAGGTGGAATAGGTAAAGCAGCATTATTTGCCGGAACTGAAATGGAAGGTGATAATGAAAAATATATTGAATGGTTTACATTGTATTTTGCACAACAGATGAAAGAAGGTGAAATACCTGCTGATGTTTGGGAAAATGCAATACAAGATTATAATAATGATAAAGAAGATGGAAAGATACACGAAGATGATTGGGATAAGCCACAACAACAAAATGAAGTAATAACTGAAATAGAAGAAGATATTAATGTAGATGTAGATAAAGGTGATGAAATCCTTATGGGTAAATTCAAAAACAAAAAAGTTATTGTAAAAGATTTAGGTAAGGATCAACATGGAATGCCAACAATTAATGGTAAACAAGCAACTACATTTAGAAAAGTAGATGAAGGATTAATATTAGAAGGTGGCGCATACGGTCATATGAACCATCCATTTGATATTCAAATGAATTTAACATTTGGTGATTTAAAAAATATAGTAAATGGTGCATTAAGTGGAGATTTGGGTATAGTTAGAGAAAAAACCGATGGACAAGCATTGGCTGTAAGTTGGAAAAATGGTAGATTGATTGCAGCAAGAAATAAATCACATTTAGCAAATGCAGGTGCAGGTGCTATGGATGCGGCACAATTAGGTGCAAAATTCGGTGGTAGAGGTGCATTGAGTGATGCATATTCTTTCGCAGTAAAAGATTTGGAAAACGCAATTAGAGGATTATCAGATAAACAAAAAGAAAAAATATTTAAAAACGGAAAATGTTTTGTAAACTTAGAAGTAATATATCCTGAAAATGCAAATGTAATTCCGTATGGACAAAATCTTTTAGTATTCCATAACGTAGTTGAGTATAACGAAAGTGGAAATGCAATTGGAAAAGTAGATGGGGGTGAAAGTGTATTAGCAGGAATGATAAAACAAATTAATGCACATATTCAATCAAAATATACAATACAAGGACCACCAATTACAACATTACCTAAAAATAAAGAATTGGCATCTAAAAAAGGAAAGTTTATTGGAATGATAAGTAAACTTCAAAAAGAGTTCAGTTTGAAAGATAATGATGGTGTAGCCGATTATCATCAGGCTTGGTGGGATAATTTTATAACTAAATCTAAAAAAAATATAGATGGAGTTGAAAGAGCCGGGTTAATTAAAAGATGGGCATTTGATGATAAAAATTTTAGAATAGCAAATATAAAAGATAATAAAGCTAGAGAATGGGCAGAAGGTATTGATAAAGGTGTTAAAACTACAATTATGGCAGGTAATTTAAGAAAGTTTGAAGATATCTTTTTAGGAGTAGGTGCAGAAGTATTATCATTTATGGGTTCAGTATTAACTGCAAATCCTGACAGTGCATTGCAATCTATGCGAAAATCATTAGAAAGTACAGCACAACAAATTATGAATGGTGGTACTATAACTCAAATAAAAAAATTGGAAAAAGAATTAGCGAGATTAAATGCAATTGGAGGATTTGAAAAAATTGTGCCAAATGAAGGATTGGTATTCTTTTACAAAGGAAATACCTATAAATTAACGGGTGCATTTGCCCCTTTAAATCAGATACTCGGTATTTTTAAGTTTAGCCGATAAAAATATATATTTATATATAAAGATAAAATATGTTAATTAAAAGTAAAGGTAACAAAGATAAGAAAACCTGGATTCATCCAAGTAGAAGAAAAGTTTTAGATGTAATGAATGGAACTTATACTAAAAGTACTTTTGGTTATGAAGGTGAAATAAAAAAGAAAAGAGAAGTTGGTGAAAGATGGACAGATAGTGATGGTAAAGAATGGGAACAAAGAGAAGGATTTATAGTTAGTGTTACAAAATATGATGAAGCAAGAGAATTTTTAGATAAAATTTCAACTTGTAAAGGAAATGATTGTGATTTAATCGGTAGAGCAAAGGGAGCAAACTTAAGATTTATCAGACAAACTGGATTTTGTATAAATTGTTTAGTTAAAAGAGAAGCAAAAATGAGAGAAGTGGGTTTATATGAAAATTATGAATATTGGAAAATGAACTCAGTAGGATTAGGAAAATTAAAAGATGAAAAAGCAAGATTTGAACAAGCACTAAAAGATTTAGATACATTACCACAATTTGTAAATGAAGATGGTAGTATTGAGAAATGGGAGTTTAATGAAAACACAACTAAAATTAGAAAAGATTTAGAACAAGATATAACAGATATATCTGAAATTATAAACAAATTCCAAACCGCAGTAGATGAGGATTGGGAAATAATAAAGGAGAAATACAATGAAATTTTCAACAATTAAGAACATTCTATTAGTAGGATTTATAGCTTTCTTTTTGTATCAAATGAAAGCCGGCAAAATTAATATCGGAAAAACAACCGTAGTTGATGGTAAACGATATGAAATTATTAAAGAAATACATGATACAACAGAAATAGAAAAAACTAAAGTTGTAACAAAAAAAGGTGCTGATATTTATCATGAAACAATTGTACATGATACATTAGTTAAATTGGCAAATGTAGATACATTATCTATTTTAAAAGATTATTTTGCTAAAAATATTTACAAAGATACATTGCATTTACCAGATGGACTGGGCTTTGTAGCATTAACCGATACGATTACTAAAAATCAAATTTTAGGAAGAACTTTCAACGCAAAAGTTAAAGAAAGATTAGTTGAACATACTACAATTGTTAAAGAATTACCTAAAGCCAAATTGTTTGTTGGTATAGAAGGTGGATTTAATAAAGCGGATGTTGTTTCTCATATGGGAACAGGTATAATGATTAATACCAAATCTGATAAATTATTCCATTTAGGAGTAGGTGTTGCTAACAGAACAATAGATGGAACTAATGGTAAACTTTCACCATATGTAGGTGCCGGTGTATATTGGAAAATTAGATTAAAAAAATAATGGATAATCAAAAATCTTTAAAAGATGTAATTAGAGAACAATATCAGAAGTGTGCGGCAGACCCGATATACTTCATGAAAAAATATTGTAAAATTCAACATCCAATCAGAGGAAAAATACCATTTGAGTTATATCCGTTTCAGGAAGACGCTTTAGCAGATTTCGCCTCACACAGATATAATATTGTTCTAAAATCACGTCAGTTAGGTATTTCAACCTTAGTAGCTGGTTACGCACTTTGGAAGATGATATTTAATGAAGATTTTAACGTTCTTATTATTGCTAACAAACAAGAAGTAGCAAAAAACTTAGTATTAAAAGTTAGAACAATGAACCAACTTTTACCTGTATGGTTAAGAGTTTCGGAGCAAGAAGATAACAAACTTTCATTACGTTTTAAAAATGGTTCACAAGTAAAAGCAGTATCTTCTAAACCAGACTCTGGTCGTTCTGAAGCATTATCCCTATTAGTATTTGATGAAGCAGCATTCATTGATTATATTGATGAGATTTGGACAGCGGCTCAGTTGACATTGGCAACGGGTGGTGACTGTATTGCACTTTCAACTCCTAATGGTGTAGGTAATTGGTTTCATAGAATGTGGGTGGGTGCTGAAAATGGTGAAAATTTATTTAATACCATTAAATTACACTGGACAGTTCACCCTGATAGAAATCAACAATGGAGAGATGAACAAACACAGCAATTAGGTGTAAAACAAGCGGCACAGGAATGTGATTGTGATTTTATATCTTCAGGTGCAAATGTTATTGATGGTGAAATTCTTCAATGGTATATGGATAATAATGTTACAGAACCAATTGATAAAAGAGGATTTGATGGTAACGTTTGGATTTGGAAAAGACCGGATTATAATAGAAGTTATGTTGTTACAGCAGATGTTGCGAGAGGTGATGGTGAAGACTATTCGGCATTTCATATTATAGATGTTGAAAGTTGTGAGCAGGTTGTTAGTTACAAAGGTAAAATAGAACCTGTTGATTTCGGTAATATGTTAATTGCATTTTCAGTTGAATATAACGATGCAGTTTTAATTGTAGATAATGCAAATATTGGATGGGCTACAATTCAACAAATATTAGATAGAGATTATAAAAATTTATTTTGGAGTAGTAGAGATGTTCAGTATGTTGATGTAGATACTCAATGGACAAACAAATGGTATAGAGAACAAAAACAAATGATACCTGGATTTACTATTACTACAAAAACTCGTCCTATGATTGTATCTAAAATAGATCAATATATGAAAGACAAATCATTAATTGTTAGAGATAAAAGAACGATAGATGAATTGTTTACTTTCATTTGGGAAAATGGTAGAGCAACCGCAGCAAAGGGATATAATGATGACCTTTGTATGGCATTAGGTATCGGATTATGGGTGAGAGATACTGCATTAAGATTAAGAAATGAAAGAATGGATTTGAATAGACAAGTATTAGGTGGTTTTCAAAAAACTGAATTTAATCCTGTTTATACTCAAAGTGATTTAAGAGAAAATCCATATCAAATGAAGGTTGGTAATGATGATTTTGAAGATTTAAGGTGGCTTATTAGATAAATTGATATTTATATATTATGAAGAAGAAATCAATTTTAAAAGAATTTTTTGGATTATCAAATATTAAATCCACAACAATTGGCGGAAAAACCTTTGAATTAGGCAAAGTATATTCTGACCCATATGCAAACGCATTTAATCCTCAACCAACAAACGAAGATGTAAATGATGATTGGACAGATGAATATGATGTAGAAAATCAATATGATTATGAAGATTTTATTTCTTTTCTAAAAACCAAAATGAAAGAAAAAGAAGCTTATAATGAAAGTGTTATTGAAGAAGCAGAATATCAAGGTCATAAAGTAACCCTTAATAAACCAATGCAAGGTGATGTTAAGAAGTTTAAAGTTTATGTAATGAATCCATCTGGAAGAGTTGTAAAAGTAAACTTTGGTGATCCTAATATGAGAATAAAAAAGTCAAATCCTGAAAGGAGAAAATCTTTTAGAGCTAGACATAATTGTGATAATCCAGGACCAAAAACAAAAGCAAGATATTGGTCTTGTAGAAAGTGGTAATAAAATAAAAATATGGCAGATACTTCATTTTACGGTAGGTTAAAAAAACTCTTTTCAACCTCTACAATGGTTAGAAACGTTGGGGGTAAATTAAGAGTTATTGATTTTGATGAAACGCAAGCAATCGCAACAAATCTAAGAGATAGATATATGCGTTTACACTCATCGGCTATGAATAATACCTATGAGAATTATTTAGCGTATCAACAAATTAGACAAGAATTATTTAGAGATTACGATGCTATGGATGCCGATCCAATAGTTTGTTCAGCATTAGATATATACGCAGATGAAGCTACAAGTAGAAATGAATATGGTAGAGTGTTAGAAATTAAAACTAATAACGAACATATTAAATCTATTTTAGATAATTTATTTTACGATATTGTGAATGTAGAGTTTAACTTATGGCCTTGGGTTAGAAGTTTGGTTAAATATGGTGATATGTTTTTACACTTAGAGATAGCCGAAAATTTAGGTATCGTAGGTGTACAGGTATTATCAGTATATGAAATTACAAGAGTTGAAGGATTTGACCCAAACAATTGGCAAGCAGTTAAATTTGTTCACACACCATTAGCAACTAAATCGTTGTATACCGCAGGTCAAAAAACTGAATATGAGAATTATGAAATTGCTCACTTCCGTTTATTAACTGATACAAATTTTTTACCTTATGGTAAATCGTTATTAGAAGGTGCAAGAAGATTATGGAAACAAATATCATTGATGGAAGATGCAATGATTATCCATAGAATTGTAAGAGCACCACAAAAAAGAATTTTTAAATTAGATGTTGGTGGTATTCCTGCAGGAGAAGTTGATAGCTATATCCAAAAGGTAATTCAAAAATCAAAGAAAACTCCATATGTAAATCAAACAACAGGTGAATATAACTTAAAGTATAATATTCAAAATTTAATGGAAGATTTCTATTTACCTGTTAGAGGTGGTGATAGTGGTACTGAAATCACAAATTTAGATGGTTTAGAGTATGCACCAATGGATGATATTGATTATTTAAAGAATAAAATGTTTGCAGCATTAAAAATACCTAAACAACACTTAGGTTATTTAGAAGATGGTAATTCAAAAGCTACATTAGCTGCAATGGATATGCGATTTGCAAAAACTATTGAAAGATTCCAAAGAATTATTGTAGATGGTTTAGAAAAGATTGCAATTGCTCACTTATATTCACAGGGTATTGATGATAGTGAATTAACAAACTTTGAATTACAATTAACTTTACCATCGGTAATTTACGAACAAGAAAAAATAAATCTTTGGACAATGAAGATGGATTTAATTCAAAAAATGGATCAAATCAAAGTTATTTCTAAAGATTGGATTTATAAAAATATACTTAATTTCACTTACGAAGAAGCAGAATTACAAAAAGAAGCATTGTTAGATGATGCAATGTT